TCTGGTTGATATCCATGGAGAAAAATACATTATTTCAGATATCTTTCTCAGAATGTTAAAGCCGGAAGAATTAAAGGTAATGCAAGGATTTCCAAAAGATTACATCATTGATCGGGATTACAAGTGGAGAAGTTACCCGATTGCAAAACAAGTAGCAAGAATTGGAAACAGTGTTGTGCCGGTTATGGCAGAGACGCTTGTAAAAGCAAATTGCCCGTATCTGAAAGTTGGAGAGCGCAAAGCTGCACCGATGATTTATTTGCAGAACAACGGGCAGGTAGCATTCGGGTAAAAAAAGGAGTGATTATATGAAACCAATTTTAGAAAAAAAATTCAACTACAAAGGGCATCCATGTGTAGTTTTATTCATGCCCGGAGCGTACCGGTGCGGATATGTTGGAATCCCAAAAGCACATAAGTTAGCCAAGCATGGGGCTAATTTAGATTCAATCAGCTGTCATGGTGGAATCACCTATTCTGAATCTAAGCTGCATTGCTGTGATGATGAGGATACATGGTGGATCGGATTCGACTGTGCACATTTCGGTGACGGATACGACATTGAAACTGCAAAGCAGTATTTCGGAGATGATCCGGACTTCAAATGGAACTTTTCAATAATGAAAGACCTGTGGGAAAGTACAAATGAAGAGTGTAAGTTCCAGTCGTTAAAAGACGTGCAGGACGGATGCAAAAGAATCGTAGACCAGCTTGAAAGGATGTAGCTTCGGGTGGATTACAAGAAATTCAGACAGGCGAAAGCCATTGAAGCTAGCAATAAGAAGAAACTTCTGAAAGTAAATCCGAAGCTGGATGAAGGAACCGGAATATATATACTCTGGCGTACCGAAACCCATGGATATATCGGGCAGTCAGTAAAACTTCTTACCAGACTGGCACAACACATGTCAGGATACGAACAGCATATTGATCGTTCCATGAAAGCACATGGGTTGTATTCGGAAGGAAATAAGAGCGGATACAAGATTGATTTCTTTCACTGTCCGGTATCACAGCTTGATGAAAAAGAACGAGAATACATCCAGAAAGCCATTGATGCCGGATGGATTGTAAAAAATAAGACTGGCGGTGGACAGGATGAGGGAAAAGAAAAGATTGCTGATTACCGACCGGCAAAAGGATATCGTGATGGTATCCAACAAGGCAAGAAAGCTCTGGCCCGTGATTTATCACATATCATTGATACTCATTTGCAAATTACCCTGAAGCCAGAAAAGCAGAACAACAAAACTTCAATCAAAGCTTTTGAGAAATTCAAAGAAATGCTTGATGAAAGGAACTATGAGAAATGACTATACGTGAAATAAAGAGCAGAAAACATAAGGAATACAAGCAGAATCGTAAAGATATTTATTATTTCATCGTAAAATACGAAAAACGCAAAGGCGAAATGCCGCAGGTTAAAACGATAGCTGAGGAATTGGACTTAAGCCCCAGTGCAGTCCAGAGGCATTTACGTCAGTTTGCGGATGATGGACTGATTGAATTTTCGGGAAGCAATTCTCACAGAAAATACCGGTTGATAAGAAAGAACGAAAGATGAAGCTTTACGATCTGTACACCTTAGATGGGGCGTTCGTAGATACGCTTACCCGGAAAGAAGCTGTTGAAAGGTTCAGCCTTTCCGGGTGGGACTTCAAATCAAAAATAGACTACAGAGAACCTATCAATGGTGAATATTACCTGGATGATTCGGAAGACGATATCACTGTTAGAAAGCATAAGGACAAAGACATGCTTGCACAGTTTGACTTGCTCACATCAAAGTTGAGAAAAATATTAAAAGTGGAGGGAAAATAATGGCAGAGAATTGCAATGAATGTAGTATCGCATGGATACGCGGAAGTGATTATGCTGAGATATCGGCGTACAACGGAAGTACTTTAAAGAATCGAACACTTAAACTGAAAGAAGAAAACCCGGAAGATGTGAAGGTTATCGCAATCAACAAAGATGGCTCGATTTTCGCTCATGTTCCGAGAAAATACGTGCCAAATTTACGAGCCCCGAGAAAACTGACAGAAGAGCAGAGGGCAGAACTGATTAAGCGAGGAAAGAACATGTCGAAATGGAAGGTAACTGATGTAGAAGAAACGCCAGATTTCGATTTTGACGATGGGGATGAAGAAATCCTCGATGGTGAAGATAAAATCGGTTTTTAGGAGAAAATTTAAGCAATTAAATATATCATCAAACGTGAGTAAACATACTCAAAGATACTTAAAACCCATAGTATTAGTTGGTAACTTAAAGCCACTGAAATCATAGGAAAGATAAGCCAGTGCAAGTTGAAACAGTCTTGCTAACTATAGGGTAGAACCTTGATGGTAATGATTGAGTAATGGTAGAAGTCCATAAAAACCAAATGGCAAAAAAACAAAATTTTAGAAAGGAAAAGCTATTTAGATGAGCCTATATCTAATCAATAAAAAAGAATTTATAGGTATGTACCGATGGCTTAGTCGGGAATTTACGACTGCGGAGTGTACAAGAACTTGTGAGTAGTGTGTCACTTGCGACCACCAAAGCATACACGATGAAGCAGTAACTACAAATTGTGAGATTGTAGCGAATCATCTAGCATATACATTTGTATATGTTTTTAGTAGCAGGTGGAAGAATGAGTCATATCAAAGATAGATTAAAGCAGTACAAGGATAAATATTCGGACTGCTACAAATACGCTGGGCTGTATGTCAAAGTTATTCAAGATATGATTGAGCAGCTTCTGAATGATCTTGAACAGGACGAGAAAGAAAATGGTTGGATTTCGGTCGGCGAGAGATTGCCGGAAGCAAGCGGCACGTATCAAGTGACTTGCATGGACGGAAGAATATATCGTTCAACCTATGCGAAATTTCAAAGCAAGTTGAAACGCTGGGAGCTAACTGGTGCTAGGTCATATTGGAAAGTCACAGCATGGCAACCACTTCCAGCACCGTATAAGGAGGGCTGAACATGGTAAAAATAACACAATGCCAAGGAGAGGGACAGGGAAGCTGTAAACGATGCAATGACAAGGGAATCTGGAACGCAAATTGGATGTGCTTTCTGTATAAAATAGAGGGGTTTGAAGGTTGTTACTGTGAAAAATGTGTAAAAGAAATAATGCGCGAGGAGGAATAAATGGGATATTGCAAAAACGAATGCCCTGACGGTGAAACAACGTGCTGCATTTGCTGCGATAAGCAAGGCGGTTGTGATAATCGGTGCGACATGATGGACAGTTACGAATACGCAGAAGATTGCGAAGAATACGTTAAGGAGGATGAGCCATGATTACATTCTTATTAGTATTCGCCCTTGGAACCATATTCGGAGCGACTGGTATTGTATGTGCAGCGATCATGTACGACAAGCATCACCCAGACGATTAGAAAGGAGAACGGTATGCTGACAAGGAATAAAAAACTGAAAGACTACGGTATTCCGGCAGAGGATATTGAAAAACTGAATACGATGCTGAAAGACTTCCCGGCAAAGTACGGATACCTGCTTACCAGCGCCGCCTTGTCAGCTTGCCCGAAGAACACGGTGATAGCGGATATGGTTATTGAAAATATCCTACACCGGAAAAGCTACAGGAAAATCAGCAAAGAAAGATATATCCCGATGAATCCGAAAGACTTCTACGGATACAGACGCAAGACCGTCGCTGTACTGTATGAGAGAATGCGGTTATTGGGAGTGTGGGAGGAATAAAATATGAGCAGACTAATTGATGCGGACGACTTAATTGAATATATTAAAATATGGGATATTGGAAATAGCATTAGTTCTGACCAGAAAGAGTTTATTGATTGTGTCAACAGGCAGTTTACAGCTTTTAATGTGGACAAGGTTGTGGAGCAGATTGAACACAGAAGAGCAAATTTTGATTGTAAATTATGCAAATACAATGATGATGAAAAAACAATATGTAGTGAAGATTGTTCTGATGCACTTATTGATGATTTAATCAAAATTGTGAAGGAGGGTGGATTGAATGAGAGAAATTCTTTTCAAGGCAAAGCGGATTGATAATGGAAAATGGGTTGAGGGATACTATTGTAAATGGTTGAAAGGAGAAAGAATCGTAACCTATTCAGAAAAGGAAACCGATTGCATTATTACTTGGATGTCAAATGGTGGAATGTCCAGATATGAAGTAGATCCAGAAACCATCTGTCGGTTTACAGGTCTTTACGACAAGAACGGGAAGAAGATTTGGGAAAATGATATTCTGATGGCACACTTGGACGAATCATACCCGGAAGATACAACATATGAAACCGTTGAATGGGGCATTGCCGGATGGGTAACGCATGAAGCTGGTAGCATAGACAGACAGTATCTTGATGAGTTTGACACGGAACATTTTGAAGTAGTTGGCAATATTTTCGACAATAAAAAATTATTACAGGAGGCATCAGATGAGTAAATCAGTATTAGTGATTGATGCGCCAGAATCCTGCTCTGATTGCAAAATTGGTCACGACATGAGTGGATGCATGGAAGTTTGTATCATTTGTCCAATCACAAATAAAGTAGCGTTGAATGAAGAAGCGGAAACAGTCCCTGATTGGTGTCCATTGAATCCATTGCCAGAGAAAACCACTACCGAGAATGATATGACGGATTATCAGTGCGGGATGGTCGATGGTCGAAATCAGTGCATTGATGAGATTACAGGAGAGGTGAAGTAGATGGAGAGATTAACAGAAAGATATATTCCAAATGATGAAAAGAAAGGGATTGCAGGGATAAAGGTATTTGAATCTGAGAATAAAACACCTCTTGTTAAAGTATTAAGCAGTGAATATTTGTATCCTGCAATTGAAAAGCTTGCCACTTATGAAGACTTAGAAGAACAGGGCTTGCTCGTGAGGTTGCCAGTTGCGACAGGAACTAATGTGTATGTAGTAGGATCATTTCTTGATTGTATTTATGATTATGAACATTGTGAAGCTACTCAAAAATGGAAATGTGAAGAATATGTTCAATGCGAGTATGAAAAGAAGAAATATTATGTAAAAGAAATTAATTTTACTTCAATTATGAAGAATTCTATAGGAAAATCTATTTTCCTTACGCGTGAAGAAGCTGAGAAGAAGTTGGAGGAGATGAAGAAGGATGGCGAATAAAATGGAAAAAGCAAGTATTCCTGTTAAAGTCGAAAAGGAAATTGTAACGGAATTAGAACAGATTTTTAGAATCGTAGATGACAAGCCATATTTTGAATTAAAATACAAGAAAGTTGGCGAGGATTATTACCACGTAGGATATAGTTCGTTCGATTTCCATAATGTTCTGAAATGGGAAAAAGAATATTTTGAGTTGGCTAATTGTATTGAATGTAAGTCCGGACAGAAAAATGTTGCAGGTAGAAAGTGTCAAGCGTGCATAAATAAAAATATGTTCGAGAAAATCTGAAACGGCAGTTTCATGGAAAGAATAAAACTATGACAGAAGCGAGAGAAGCAGAAAGGATGGAAAAGAATGAATAAGAAAGAAATCGCAGAAATTAAGAAACAGTTTACTCCAGCCAATTGCACAATCACACGCATTTGTGGTTGTTATGTGGACGCAGAAAAGAACAAGAAAACCAAAATTAAAGAAGCATTCCTGTCTCTTCCAGAGGAAGAAATGTTTAAGTATTTTGACATTTTCAAGAAAACCATGTCTGGCAGACTTGGAAAAAACCTTATGAACCTTGATTTTCCATTACCACAGGAAAAAGAGGGTGGAACACAGGAATTTCTTATGCGGCTCAGAGCAAGTAAGCTTAAAAATGATGAGCTTTTGGACGAGTTCTACGACAAAGTGATTGAAAATTACGATTATCACGAAAATTACTACATAGTTCTCATTCATGCAGTATATGACATTCCAGGAAAAGCTTCTGATGGAACCGAAATGCACGATGCATCAGAAGAAATTTATGAACACATTCTGTGCAGCATTTGTCCAGTAAATCTTTCAAAGGCTGGGCTTAGCTATGATGCGGCTGAAAATAACATCAAAGACAGAATTCGTGATTGGGTAGTCTCAAGACCAGAAACAGGATTCTTATTCCCTGTATTCAATGACAGAAGCACTGATATTCATGGAACCTTGTATTTCAACAAAAACATAAAGAATATTCATCCCGACTTCATTGAAAACGTTCTTGGTGCACCAATTCCCCGTATACCCGGCAACGAGATCAATGTCTTTTCAGATTTTATCATGGACAATTTCGAAGGAAATACAACATTCAATTTCGCGGGAAGTCTGGTTGAATCTTTGCAGGAAGTAAGAGAACAGAAGAAAGACAGCCCGGAGATGGTAACCGTGTCATGCGATGAAATGGAACAGATTTTTGGATATTGCGGAGTTACAGACGAGAAGTTGTCGGATTTCAAAGAAAACTGGGAAATGTATTTCAGCAATGAGCCTGTTGCTCTTGACAATATTCATAATTCAAAAACTGCAAAAATTGTAACATCAGATGCAACAATCTGCATCCAGCCAGATAAAATTGCTCTGATTGAGCTGAAAGAAATAAACGGCGTTCCAACTCTTGTAATTCCGGTAAATGGAGAACTGAAAATCAATGGAATTGAAGTTAAATTAAAATAAACACTTTTGAAAAACCAGGAATTGGAGAAAGGAATTTTAGAATTGGCACAGAAACGAATGTTTACAATGAAAATCGTTGACAGTGATGCATTCCTGGAGATGCCGTTGTCAACTCAGTGCTTATATTTTCATCTTAACATGAGAGCTGACGATGATGGATTCATTGGAAATACAAAAAGAATAATGAAAATCATAGGAGCAAGTGAAGATGACCTGCGATTATTGATTGCAAAAAGGTTTGTTCTTACATTTGAGGACGGTGTGATTGTAATTAAGCATTGGAGAATGCACAACACTTTGTCAAGAGATCGGTATGCTGAAACGTCATATACTGACGAAAAGAAAATGCTGCTTTTAAAGGACAATGGTAGTTACTCTTTGACGGGCGGGAATCCGATTGATGATACTCGGCTAATAGAACGATCAGGACGGCAGACGCAACAAAGACGCAACAAAGACGCAACAAAGACGCTCTCAGATATAGATAAAGGTTTAGATATAGAATTAGATAAAGATAAAGAAAAAGATAATAATTTAATAGTATCTAAAGATACTATTCGTCAGACAGATGTCCAACGTGTTGTTGAGGAATGGAACAAATTACAGGATGTTGGCATTGCTCCTATCAGGGATATCAAACCAGCATCAAAAAGATGCCAGATGCTTAAAGGGCGAATAAGAGAGTATGGCATGGACGATCTCTTAAATGCTATGGACAACATTCGCCACAGCGATTTCCTGAGAGGCGAAAACAAAAATGGCTGGATGATTACTTTTGACTGGTTTGTAAAACCAAATAACTTCTTAAAGGTTTTGGAGGGTAACTACAATGGGGACAGAAAACATGGATCTGGTGCAAAAACTCAAAGAAAAGTCGAGCCACTTATCCCGTTCGGAACACTCAGCGATGACGGAGACTCAGACACATTGCCATTTATGTGATGATTCCGGATGGGTCTGGAGCCGTGATCAATATGGAGTTCCGTACTGTCAGGAGTGTTCCTGTGGTATCCGCAAAAAAACGATTCATAGAAATCAGCTTAAATTTGCAGAAATTCCGGGTATCTACAAGGATGCAATGTTTAATAATTTTCGGTCGGCAGTATATCAGCTGCCGGAGAGCCAGGAAACAATAAGACAGGCTGCGAAAGCTGTTCACTACTGGATGGAAAATATCAGCGATATGCAAAAACAGGGAATTGGACTATATTTTTACTCTAGCACGAAAGGTTCTGGAAAAACCCGAATGGTATGCAGCCTGGCGAATGAACTGATTGAAAAACATCAGAAACAGGTAAAATTTTCAACGTCTATGAAAATCCTTGACGAGATCAAGTCCACATGGGGGAAAAGATACAGTCCGGATAAAACGGAAGAACAGTTGATTGATGAACTTGCCAGAGCAGATATTCTAATCATTGATGATTTCGGCACAGAAACCGAAAAGGACTGGGTAAATGAAAAATATTATGAAATTATCGACGGACGCTATACAAGCCGAAAAATCACGATTTTCACAAGTAATTACTGTATTTCTCGACTAAATTATGATGAACGTATCACCAACCGGATTCTGGAGCGGTCACTTGAGATCCCATTTCCGGAAGAATCTGTCCGGGAACACATAGCAGAAACGATGAAACAACAAATGATAGCAGGGATTATGGGAGGCGGAAAATGAACAGCGTGGTGTTAAAAAGAAAATTCACAGGGAAACCGGTAACTATGCCTTATTCAGCTGCAAAGATTGAAAGAATGCAGCGGATGTTTGACGAGTCCAGAGAAAAAGTTTTGGCAGCCAGAAATGAAGAGATTGAAAAAGCGTACCAGAAAGGCAAGGAAGACGGGATCAGTAGAACTGTGAGTGCCTTGAACGGAGTTGTGGAAAATGCAAGGGCGGAAGAACGTGAGAAAAGTTATAAAGACGGATGTGAAAAAGGTTTTGAAGATGGTCAAAACTGGGCTAACATCGAGAACAGCATAACTTTTCTTTTGGCATTACACGATACATATGAATTTGGTCCAGAAGAAATAATGACAGTTGTCAGAAAAGGAAATGAATATATTCACCAGGCTAACAAAGGAAATCCGACTATTGGTCAATTGGCACGCAGGCTCAATGAACAATGCGAAATACAATTAGATAAAGACGACGTGGAGCTTTTGAGAAAATTCAGCATATTTGAAGAGGGTGACCCATATGATTAAGATAAGCGCAATGTACAAAGATTCCGGTGGAACAAATCCGTATCACAGATGCGATGAATGTTTACGGTACCGGCCTGGAAAGCATCCGAGGTGTCTGAACTACAATGGAGATGTGGATTGGAAACCAAACTACATTGCTTGCAAATTTTTCACAGATGAAAAGGAAGATGAAATCAAAGGACAAATGGATATATTTGATTTGTTGTAAACTAAAGTAATTGATTGACTAAAAAACGCTAGAATCCATTTTACGTAAGTTTGCGTAGAAATATATACCTGTAATATTTTAAAAGGATTTTGAACCTTTTCATCAAAGAAAGGAGTGCGACATGAACAAAGCGTTATTGTTGGCATTGAACGAACACATATACCTTCAGGGCCTGATCAGCAGAGAAATGAAAGAAAAAATTGATATTGAGATTCTTTCTGAAAATTAAACCAAACTATTGAGCGGAGATGAGATTGAAGGTATAATAATCTTATCTCTGCTCTTCCGACTAGAAGGGAGAACGGGGCATGAACGTTTATCGTACTAGAGAAATACTGAAAACTTGCAGCATTTTTGATTTGAAATTAAAAGTGGCTTTTTATGCAAGGGTAAGCACAGAATCAGAAGACCAACAGGTTTCTATACATCACCAGGATGAATATTACAGAAACTTCATTGCACAAAATAAAAACTGGGTGTTTGTTGGTGCGTACATTGACAACGGAATATCGGGAATAAGAACTGAGAAAAGGGACGAATTTCAACGCATGATGGCAGATGCCAAAACTGGGAAGATTGATATGATTGTAACGAAAGAAATTACCAGGTTTGCGAGAAATACGCTAGACAGCATAAAATATACAAGAGAATTACTGATGTATGGTGTGTGTGTATGGTTTCAAAACGACAACATCAATACGATTGACGAAGATAGTGAGTTACGACTTACCATAATGTCCGGAATTGCCCAAGATGAATCAAGGAAACTCTCCAATCGAATAAAATTCGGACATGCACAGTCAATAAAAAATGGTGTAGTTCTCGGTGCTCGAATATACGGATACATCAAAAAAGACGGAAAACTTACAATTGATCCCAAAACAGCTCCAATGGTAAAAGAGATATTTGAAAAATATTCTACAGGAGAATGGTCTACATCCACTATTGAGAAATACCTGTACAAAAAAGGATATCGAAATTATAAAGGCGGAAAACTCAGCCGAGATAATATCAAGAAGATAATCAAGAATCCGAAATACAAGGGTTATTATTGCGGTGGTAAAGTAAAAGTTGTCGATATGTTCACTAAAAAGCAAGAGTTTTTGCCAGAGGACGAATGGACAATGTACAAAGACGACGGGAACCATGTTCCGCAGATTGTAGATGAATCTGTATGGAATAAGGCAAATGTCATTATGCAAACACGGAGCGATGCAATCAAATCCCACAGAACGTCTTTCAAACAAAACAATTTGTTTACCGGGTATATCTTTTGCGGTAATGATGGAGCGCCGTATTGGATGAAACAACGCACTTCAAGAGGACGTGAAGATGTAAGATGGGTATGCAGTTATCGCATAAAAAACGGAGCGCAGAGCTGCAATTCTTTCGGAATACATGAGAAAGAATTAAGAATAATGCTTGCAGACCTTATCAACAAATCTGGGGATATCCAAACAGCTATTGAAAAATATATAAGTTTGGTCGAAAAGAACATAGACTTTAGCAACGATGGGGCTGAGATAAACCGGCTTAAAAATATGATTCTTCAGCTAGAGAAAAAGAAAGACAAGCTTCTTGACCTGAATCTGGATGGAATCATAACAAACTCTGAATACATTGAAAAAAGTGAAAAATTCAAGGATGAAATTGAAAGCATAAACAATAAACTTTCCGAACTGGAATCAAAAGAAGAAGCCAATAAAGATTCCCATTTGAAATTAAAAGAAATCGGAAAGATATTAAATGATTTGCAAGGAGTTGGCCCAGAAGATATTACCAAAACGGTTCTGGGAGAATTTTTGGACAAAATAGTAATAAACCCAAAGCGCCCGCAGGAGTGCGAAATTTTGTTCTTTTTAAAGACCGGAGATGTAAAAAAAAAGTCAATAATCGAGCGGGATAAACAGGGCTGTTCTGAATACTTTTTTTTAAATAAGTTCTCAGAACGACACGCCGTATTTTACAGGAAAATCAACTATGTGGATGGATGCGAAAAGGAATTTAACTACACTTACGCATTTGCAATCTAAATAATATACAAAAGATGAACGGAAGAGCAGAGATGTAATTTTTTGACATTTAAGTGAATATCTGATAGTATGAAAACATACTAATGACGACATCGGTTCCAATTCCCGGAACAAGATGTCTTTTTGTATTTTTAAGGGGTGATAACCATGAATCATACTGCATATGACGTAATGAGAGAATATATGATCGAGGGAGCAGATCTGGATGGACCGTACCAGTTTCCCATGATGCCACGGTATACCGGCAGACCTGGAGCGGACACTGTCGACTTCAAAGACAGCTTTGACCGGCGGATAAAGAACCACAGGGACTTGACTGTCAATTTCTATATCCATGACAACGAATTTGAGAAAATCTGGAATTGTCCGGATAAATATATCGAGCATCTAAAATGCTTCAACAGTGTGATCGCACCGGATTTCAGCATGGCGGTCGGAGAAGGCGGTATGCCATTCGCAATGAACATCTGGCAGAAGTACCGCAATCATGCGATAGCACATTATCTGTATATGAACGGAATCCGTATGATTCCAAACGTGAACATACCTCCGGAATACTGCTATGATTGGATTTTTGACGGAATACCCAAAAAAAGCACGGTTGCCTGCTGCACCAATGGGCGAGTGAAGTCGAAAGCATCACGACTGGAATTTTGCAAGGGATTTCAAGAGATGGTCCGGAGATTAGAACCACTAAGAGTAATCATCGTTGGGCGGATACCACAGGAACTGCAAACAGACATAGAAATTATCAACTTCAAAAGCAGAAACCAGAAGATTAAGGACAGGGAGGGGAAATATGGGATTCTCAACTGAGCGATCAGCGCACAATAAAGTACGCAGGAAGAAAGATAAAACGGAACAGAAGGTGAAAGTCCGGAAACAACGGACCACATACAAAACGAAGAATACGGCTAGGAGAAAATCTGAGGGATTAAATAAATTAAATTGATTCGTGATTTTTCACAGCCCCTCGGAAGATGCTATAGATTAATATATGCAAGATAAACAGAATGGAAATCCAGAAATAAAGGATATTTTCCAGTTGTTCTTTTTTTCGCCGTTTTTCGGCATTTTTCTGTGTCTGAATATTGCAAATATTCAAGAACCGCCAGAAATATCGTTCGTTTCACAACTGGCATGAACATCCTGCAAAAGGCTGCGGACCACCTGCGGACCGGTGCCGGGATTTCCCAGGCATCAATAACTGGCACTCTAATTTCGCCCACAACGCCCGCAAAACGAATAAGGCTACACTTCTTCGACCGGAATCTAAATGGCCGTTAAAAAGCCGAATAGGGCGGTTGTACAGTAGATCCAAAACGGAACATACTTTTGCCACTGGTCGGACACTGCGCCCCGGATCGGTGCCAGCTGCACAGAGGCACGACAAAAAGAGCCGGAAACGGCTATATATAATCATAGTATCACCATACCGGAGCCCCGTCAACTGTGAGTATTGATTGACGAAAGCACGCAAAAACGGCTTGTAAATCCGGCAATGGTAAAAACATCAAGGAACGCCAAAAAGACGGAAAACGGTGAAAAAAGCAAATCAACAACCGCATTTCTAGACAAGAAAAATATTAAGTTGTCAAGGCACACGGCTTGTAGATAGATTTTACAAGTCTGATCCGCTCCCCAGGCCGTGAACCTGGCGCCGGACTGGATACCGGAAGAGTAGCAGAAAAAGAGCAGCGTTTTCACTGCTCTAAAAAATTAACATCAATTGACCGGGGCAAGTCCCGGAAAAACTCCGAAAAACCGCCGTCAGTGGTGTTGTATTGCCTGTCAGAAGTCGGGATGGTCTGCTCGTTTTTAAGCTCCATGCAAGACAGCTGTAAAAAACCGTCTTTTTTCGTTGACCGGTGCAGGGCGTACCGCATGACGGACACGACCCCAGACTGACACCGCACCGGCGGAAGGTCGTACCAGATCAACGGCACAGAACCGGAAGCGACCGCAAGAAAAACCTTTGCCGCTTCCTGGCGTGCGGTATCCTCTATCTTTTCAACTTCTGAAAAATCACCGCTTTTTATAGCGGTGATGGTTTGCTTTTGCGTGGGTTTTCTGATTCCGATTATTTTTTCGCTCATTAGCAGAACACCTCTCCGAACATATAAGAACCATTGCTTTTGAAACATTCGTTCCAGGCTGTAACAACTTCTTCAGCTTCTTTCCTGGATCCGCAAAGGTTCGCCGCTGTGATGCCTTTGATCGCCAGCTTTGAAAGCAAGTTATCGTTTTCGGAAACCTTGACAGCGTAAGAATAGTTTTTTCCGTTCTCTGTCACCTGTACGGCGATATAGCTACTTTTTTTCTTCATGTCTTTTCTTTCTTCCCTATACCCATGGGATCCGGGTGTTAAAATAAAAGGGCGCCGTCGGGAATCGAACCCGGCCGGAACCATTACGCCTAGTTTAAACAATCATTGATTTTCTTTTCCAGATGCGGGAACGCTCCGCAAATTTCTTGCACGCTGTCGACGTAATAATCGCCCACTATTTTTCCAAAAATTGTAATATTTCCAGAATAAAAACAACCGAGATCGTTAAACCAGATATCAAGTCCTGTTGCCTGTTCCTTTTTATCGCCGTACCACATGTCAATTTTAATCATTTTCTTTTCCTCCTGATTTTTTATTTTAAAGGGCCGCCGGGGAAATACTCCCCGGTACGCTTGCCGGCCCTGTTATGCGTAAATAGTACCAAGATTTTTGAACCGCCACATTGCAATAGCTAAATCCATTGCGCTATTAATCCAGTATGTAGGTTTATATTTATAAGCGGCGTTTTTATCTTTTTCAAACTCCGCAAGCGTCCATTGCACGCCCTGATAGTGAATGATGTGAACGCTTTTTTCTTTGTTGTCTGCGATTGCGTGACCACTATATTTTTTCTTGTTGCTCAATACCATTTCAGCAACTGGGAGAAGATCGGCGGCAGCATCTTTGAAAATTCCATATTCGTATTGGCAATGCACATAAACATTGCATCCCGCCAGAATTTCGCCGCTGTGCTCGTCGTAATCGACTTCAGAAAATTTTTTTGCAATTTTCTCCACTTCCGAAAGCCTTACAAGTGGATTTTTAACCGTGATATTTACAGATGTGTCATATAATGCCGCCCTAACTCTAATAGATACGTCTTTGCTTGTGAATCCGCTTTCTTTTAATGTCTTACGGATCAGCTGTGACAACTCTTTGTTGCTCATTGTGTAATAACTCATAGCTTATTCTCCTTTTCTTCTTTTTTTTAATCCGGCGGTTGCGTTGGGGCTACGGCTTGACCGCCGCCGGAAAGGTTAGAACTTGCTCGGCTTTTCGTACCGGATAACCGGAACTATTTCACCGGATTCTAAAATCTTCATAGAGTTAGGCATTGGACCGTTAAGCCCCCGGAGCTTCGGCTGCCATTGCAGTTCCTCCCGGGTCTCTGGGCTGTAATGTGTCCCGTAAATCAAGGCCCGCATTTCTTCCAGCGTCTCGATCTCTTCGGGGAGATCGTAAACACATTTCCCGACTGTTGATGTTCCAATTATCATACTGTTTTCCTCCTTATAACTACTGACATAGCAGCTAATAACATTTCGTGGACTTTGCTTTCCTCTCTAAATGTGTATTTGTCTTTACCTGTCGCTTTCATCCAGATGATTGAATAAAAGCAGTTGATATTTGATAAAGCTTTAAGGATAGTGTCTTTCATTTTATTCCCTCTCTTTCTCCCGGATCAGCGTCCGGGGGTGAATGTTTTTTGTTTTCCTTTGATGGTTATATAATACACGATAATAGACTAAAAGTAAATACACAAGATACACGAAAATAGACCATATAACACAGCTTATTTTTGTGCAAATAGTACATAAAAATAGACATTGACTTAATGCCAAAAATCTATTATCATATATTTATAAATAAGGAGGTGAAAAACAATGGCCGATTATGGAAAGAATGGTTATATTGATTTTTCAAAGCTATGGAACGTATTAAAAAAGAAAGAACTTAATAAACAGTGGTTAAAAAACAACGGATTACATTCTAATACAGTAGCAAAGCTGACTAAAAACGAAAATGTAACTTGTGAAGTCATCTGCACATTATGCAAATTATTGAACTGTCAACCGTCTGATATCATGGAGTATAAAAAATAAGTAAAATACATGGAAATAGACTATTGACAAATACACGAAAATAGACTATACTGTAACCATAGAAAGGAAGTGGTTATAATATGGCAAACTTGGAAAAATTTTATTTTGAAAAATACGGAAAACATTATTGTTATGATGTGAAAATAGCAAATAACTGTAAGTGAATAAAAACCAAGCAAACAGCCCTCAGCGGGGCGGATCAGGAGGGGTGAAATGAAAAATACAGAGGCTGGAAAAGCTACAAGAAGGGTACAACTTAAAAACATGCCGTTCGATCGTTTCGAGGACGGCGTTGGATTCATCCACGCAACCGGATATGATTGCCTTGTAGACGGTCAGTGGATGACCGAATACGAAGATAACATCTTTGAGGACGCTGCCGGATGTTCCTACGAGGTTGAGCCGGAAGAGGAGCCGGAGTGGACGGAAGAAGACGAGGCACAATGGGCTGAAACTTTCAAGCCGTATCCGGGATTTGAAGAATAGAACAAGGAGGGGAAAGAAATGAGAATCAACGGAATCGGAGTTGTTAGCAAGAAAGAAGCAATGTCCATCTTGACAAAAGAAGGACGGGAAGAAGTTAAAAACGGTGGAATCACCGTAGAAGAGCTTGGAGAAATGTACAAGCTCGAGCAGGTCAAAAAAGCCTGCAAGATAGGAAAGTGTCGTGATACTTTTGCGGCCAACTACAGCCGTATCCCGGACAGCTTAAAAGAAAAGCTTACGCCGCAGGAACTGGCGGAGCTTACAGTGGCGTTTTATAAATGTTACGGGGACGGGAAAAATGCAAAAGAATAAAGAGCCGGAAATCAGCTCTTTACACTTAAAATTATTGTTTCAACCCTCGGCGACCGGAATTGTTGGTCGCTCCACTTACAGAACATCCTCTGTAAGCGACAATAATATTATACCACAAAGAAAGGAAAAAGACATGAAAAAAACAATCAATCTTTTAAACGAAGTTGTAAAAATGGGCTTCAGTAGGGAAAAGGCTCTCAGAGATATCGACGCAAGTCTTGACGAAGAGCTTAGAACCGAAAACCGAAAGCCACTGATGGAAGAGGAAATTCCCGATCAGCTTTACGAAGATATCCTTTTCGGCTTCAGATGCGAGGCCGAAGAGCCATGAAGACAGTGCTAATAGAGGGATACATGGAAAAGGGCGTTTTCGCAACGCCTTTTTCGCACGCCGGGAAAAGGGTATATACGTACCCACTGCCGCCTTTTTCTACAGTTGCCGGGATGGTCCATTTTTTGTGCCGGTGGAGTAGCTGGCACGACATGAACATATCAATAGCCGGAAGCGGAACGATGAACGAACAGGAGTTTACAAAACGCTGGAAGGGTGGAGCTTATGCCGGATCAGAAACGGAAGAATTTAAAAAGCGTTTTCCCGTCCGAGTGAAAAACGGCCCGGGGTTCACAGGCTGGGTTAATACGCCGGTTTTAGTTGATTTTGTCGCAGATTTGAATTTGCGTTTACACGTTCAGCCAAAAAACGAAAAGGAAGTTGACATAATTTATAAAATGCTGAAGTATCCGAGACGGTTTCCAAATCTGGGCCGGCATGAGGATTTGTTGAGAATTGACAAGATCGAAGTTGTTGACATTTTGCCACCGGAAAAAGTGACGTTGGATTTGCCAGCTTATGCACCGGTACTTCCGGAAATCTCCGGCACTGTTTACACACTACACAAAAAATATACGGTGGACAGAGAAAGGCGAATTTTTGAAGATGTAAAAACAGTATATCTTGATGCAGGGCAAGAGGTCACAACCGAAATTGACAGCTGCGGAAACCCGGTATTTTTAATGTGATTATTGACAGCTGATTATAATTATATTATTATATTTATAACGTCGTTTTTGACGAATGTAAAATTGGATCATTAGTTATTAAGTTAGCAAAACATTAATAGTTACATTGTGGAACAGGTGGAAAACGCCTGAATGTAAAGTTAGATTGTTAGCTATTAGGCTAATACCCGCAATTAATAGCCCCATTGTGGAAAGAAAAAAAGCCCTTGGACAATCTCCAGGGGCTTAAAATCTTTTTTTTGTGGCGGCTAACGAGGGGAGAACAGACCCGCCGCCGAAGTCCGTTAAATTATTCATAGCACACAAACGTTTGTTTTGTCAAGAAAAATATTTTTTGCTTTTGGCTTGACAGGTTTTTATAAAATGTGTTATCGTGTCACTAACGAGGAACTCAGGAGGGGCGAGCTAATCGAAAATTAATAAAAATCATTCAGCCAGGTAACCGGATCAGACGCCGGAAGCCTGGCTTTTTCTGTGCCAAAACGCCCCTATAATTATATTATATATATAATCCCCTATTAATTAATTCTATACAGTACCGTATAATAACATTTTTTAAGCCCCTCCTAGATTCTGAGTTTATTAATATATACTTAGATACATTATATTATAATATATATAACTCTATAACGCTGTATATTGAGTTATAACGGATTATTTTATCAATAGATCTTTTATTATACCTTGAGTAATAAAAATAAATTTATGCTTGCATTAATGACTTACATGTGCTATTGTAAATGGCAGATAAACAAATACATTTACGATTTTTAAACAAAGGACGATAAAAACTGAAAAGCATTTACGGAACTTCCGGCGCTGATCGTAGCTGCTGGGCGTGTTCTTCGATTGCTAACCGGTTTGGTATCGTCCTTTTTATTTTACTAAATTAACAGATTAACGTTGTAAAGTGAGGTGATACAGTGAAAGATAATACTATCAAAACAGAAAAGGAAACAGAAGTATATTTGAGTAATATTAATATATATGCTGATGAATATATTAATACAGTGTTATGTGTATCACCTGATAGTGAGAATTACAGAAAAGAAGTAGCTGACAGTTTTGTTGATATGATATTTTATATTGCTGATCACATACAGAAACCCAGTAACGATGATATAGAATTATTAGATCATATGTTTAGTGTGTATGTAAGGTTGTGCAGTAAGTATCATGTTTTACCGACCCTTGAAGTATTTAGCTTTTTAGTAGGAATTAACCGTTCAACGTTTAGTGACTGGATGCGCGGGGACTATAGAACCGCCACAGCACATAGCAACACGGTGAAAAAATGGTTCGATATTTGCAAAAACTGCACGCTTAATAGACTGCATAACCAACCCGGAACAAATGCAAACCTGATCTTCGTTGCGAAAGCTGCATACGGCATGGCAGAGACAGCGCCAATTCCAGCAGGGCAGCAAAACGGCATCCCGCAGCAGTCAGCGCAGCAGATCGCGGACCGGTACAAGGACGCACTGGAGCTTCCAGAGATGGAGCGGCCAAAGCTGTGAACACGAAAGCAGCAAAAACACAATATGTTGTATGAAACAAGGCGAAAACACAATATATAGTTTTCCGTAATGTATAAATAGGGTGTACTTAAAATGTACAATGAACAACACGAGAAAATTTGTGCAATATGACGAACGAAAAGCGGCGGTAACATCCTCTGACTACTGCCGAAGGCCGAACAACAACAGCGTGATCCGGTGCAGCGGGTCCCATGGGGCGGCGGGCTGACCGGATAGCGTACGGATGAGACGGGGACCCCCTTGGAGGGAAAGCCGCCAGGAGCCGGGTGATTCCCCAAAGCAAATAAAACAACAAAAAGGCCCTTTTCACATGGCAGAGATAGTGGTTGCAACACGACAAGCCGTAAGCCTTAACGGTTTCTCTGCCAGCACAAAATAAGGCAATACCAAGAAAGGCAGGTATAAAGAATGAATGAAATGATGCAGAATTTGGGAATAAGAATTGTAATGATACTAACGATCATACACAGTAAAAGATTGTGATTGACGAATCGGGTGCAGCTCCTGATTTCTCCGCTGCGGAGAGTTTAAATATGAGCAGAATAAACTTTAGCTGCAATTTCATCACAGACAGGGATGGACAATTAGGACAATAAAAAAGAGAACCATTACGGTTCCCTTTTGAGATCATCAGTGGTCAGTTTGATTGATACATCTGGTTTTGGCTCAATTATCAATTGACATTCCAGAAAATCAAGAATCTGGATTAGTTCATCTGCGGATATGCTTCCTCTTGAAAATTTATTTGCAAGTGATTGCGGGAGCATCCCAAGGTGCTGAGCTAATTGAACACTGGTTACTTTTTTCATCTTCATTATTTGCTTTATCTTATCAGAAACCATATAAATACCTCCTATTAACATTATCATAATCAAAAACGTTTCAATAGTCAATAAAAAATACTCATAAATGTGTATGAATTACTTGCAAATATAATCAATTAGATGTATAATTGACTCATAAATAAACGGGAGGGATTATACATGAAAATTGGATATGCAAGAGTATCGACAGTAGAGCAGAACGAAGCGAGGCAGATGGAGGCATTGAGAGAAGAAGGCGTTGATAAAATTTATATGGACAAGAAGTCCGGCAAGGATTTCAACCGTCCTGAATATCAGAAGATGATCGCTTCCCTTCAAAAAGGTGACGTACTGGTAGTCCATTCGATTGACCGACTTGGCAGAAACTACGATGAGATTACAGAAGAATGGAGAAAAATCACTAAAGAGATTGGAGCAGACATTATTGTACAAGATATGCCATTACTTGATACTACGCGGAATAGAGACTTGACTGGAAAATTAATCGCAGACATCGTTTTACAGGTCTTTTCATACGTGGCACAAAGAGAACGAGAAAGTATCCGCCAGCGTCAGAAAGAGGGTATCGCAATCGCGAAAGCTCAGGGCAAGTATAAAGGACGAGCAAAAAAAGAGGTAGACAAAGAACTCTTCGAGAAAACAAAGCAAAGATGGCAGGCTGGGGAAATCACCAAAGTTCAGTTTGCCGAAATCATGGGAGTGTCAAGAGGAACACTATATAAAATGTTGGGAGGGGAACAGTAATGATAGACTTTACAAATAAGTGTGTTATCACAGAAAGCGATGTTGAATCAGCGAAGCTTCTTAAGATGGCAATTTCTCAAGGCTTTGCACTTCCAAAAGGCGAAAAAGTAATGGAATCATGCAGATTTTTCCGTTTTATCGGAAGTCCGTATAAAAGCGTGATTGCTCTGTCAGCAGTAACACAGGAAATGTATGATCGAGCTATATTGTATTCACATCTATTCGGGAATGAGTTGGAAGAATTGATGAAAATTTCTGATTTGGCTGCTAGGTGGTGCCGTACATATGGATACAATCATCTCAGTGTATACGCTAATGAAGAAGCTGACATATACACTGGGCGCGGGATTGCTAAAAACAAAGATGGTGCAGTGCAAGATGTGAAAATCAAATTAAATAAGCCACGTAAAATAACGGTAGCTGAGCTTGAAGAAAAGCTAGGTTATCCAGTGGAAATAGTAAGTTGAGGATACATCATATGAAAAAGAGTAATATCCAAGGTGAATCCATTCGCATCCGGTTGCCGTACCAATTGGAGCAAAGACTTATAGCTGAAAAGAACCGAACCGGCAAAAGCGTGTCACAGATCACCCGTGAAGCCTTGACACAGTATTTTCGGAAAAGGTAGGTAAAAGACGATGCTTGAAAAATTTTTTAAAAAACAAAAAAGGTCTTCTGAATGCCATCCGCTTGAAAAGCCTTTAGCTCATGACCGCTCGTACGAGTATCATCACAAGAAAGCTGTTCTGGAGGACGGAATGCTGTACGATACAGAATCGGCGAAAAAGGTTTTTACGGATGAAGCAAGTTTGGAATATATCGCACTCGGAAGAGCAGTGCAAAGAGTTTACTTCTTAACTCCGAACGGAAACTGGTTTTCCGCTAAAGAAAAAATCGAGACTGAAAGCGGAATCACTGATGTCGGCGATTATCGTATACAGGTCACAAAAACCATTTATACATACAGTGATCTTCGAATAGAGCAAAAATACAAGGTTAAAGACCTGATTGGAAGAAATGACTATGAGTTATACAAAGAATATTTTGGAGAGGTAAAAGAGGCATGAATAAAGAAAAAGGAATCTATGAGCTGTTACCGTCAGAACCAGTTGACGTAGCAGCTATGTTGATAAAAGCAACGATTGTTACGGACGCACCGGTATTCGCACTATTCCCAATGCATGAAGGCAAAATGGTTGCAATTCCGAAATACGACCCGGTTCAGCTTCAGGAAATCGCAGAGCATCTTCTGGTGTACTGCAATGCACAGGAAAGGGGCTGCGAGTATGAGCTTAACGACAGCGAATAAAAACACCAGTTCTCAATCAATTACTGATGCGATTTTAATTTTAAGGCACGAACTACTTCAACATGGAGAGATATACCAAGGCTTCAAATCAAGCCTGAAATCGGCTCTGGAAATCTATTCTACATGTGGACTTCCATTTGAGCCCGAAGAAGAGACAGCAGAAAAAATTCTTGATTTCATGATTGGAGAAGAACGATGAGGACGATATTCACGATAATCGCACTTGCAATCAACGTCCTGATGTTCACTTCGGCAAGTTCCGAGATCGTGACAAATAACAACAAAGACAAATGGGAATCTGCCGCTTGTTCGATGATTCTTATTGGAACCGGAATGAGCGTGATTTTATTTTTGACATCCCTGTGAGGTGAAATAAATGTTAATGGCATTTCCAATGGTTTTAACTCCGCTGATATTGGTAGAGCGGGTTAAAATAATAAAAGCAAAGGTACAGTCCTCGCCGTATGGACTTGGAGGAAGGTTTATCACGGACAGGACGAGGCATGAAATCCCTAGATAGCCTGTATCAGTACGGATTTATAATAATGAAACAGATATCCAAAACCAAATTTCCTCCAAATGAGTTACGGCTGATACAGGCGTTCCAGGAAAAAACGTAAATATATCAATGGTGTTTTTTGAAGTATATCACGTGCGGCAGGGTTGAGCGACTGCCGCAACATAGCGCATTGGCGAAGCGGTAACGCACCGGACTTTGACTCCGTTATGCGTGGGTTCGAATCCCACATGCGCCGCTCTGCATCGGATTTCATTTTTCCTTTGATGCAGATTGGATTTTCTTTTTCCTTTTTTCATGAAATACCCTTTAACCACCTATCGCAACGGCGATGACTAAAGGAACAGTCAAATGTTCCGGGTGGTTTCAACCTTTGTTGCAGTTGGCGGTCAAGAACTGCAACAGTAGTAAAGATACAGATATCGCAGCGACCCTGTATCTTTTTGCTACTCAGGAAGCTTAGCTCAGTTGGTCAGAGTAACCGGCTCATAACCGGTCGGTCCTGGGTTCGAGCCCCAGAGCTTCCATTTCTCCCAAAGCTGTCCATCCGTTTTGTGGATAGAAAAAACTGCCGAATGTGTGTATGTGGGTTGTTTTCCAGAAGGTACGTAACGGCGTAGCCGGATTGAAAAAGCAACTTCCCGTTCGGTTCTGTCTCTGAGTTGAATATGTCGCCAATGAGTGCACGTTGACGACAGGGAGTTTTCAAGAGGCATTTCAGGAATAATCCTCCGAAACAACTCCGTGGGACTGGCACGGATGAAAACAGTCTAGTGGAAAGCATAACACGATAAACCTATTGCTAACCCGGATTGCACCGGGTTAAGGCAGGATGGAGAAGTGGAATCTCACAAGGTTCATATCCTTGAGAACGGCGGTTCAAATCCGTCTCCTGCAATTAATTCGTTCGTTCTATGCTGTCAGTGCACGGGCGGTCTATGGTTCAAGCGGATTAAACCCATGGGAAAAGGTTGATGTTTATCCTGAGGACTGCTGGGCAGTACGAAAAGCATATCATTTATATGTTGTGCAAAATGGAAATCATCTCATTCATTTACCGAGGTGATCAGCCGTAGTAAGCGGCATGGAATGTAGCTCAGTGGTAGAGCAGTGACTTACAAGTCATGTGTCGCAGGTTCGATTCCTGCCTTTCCGATTCCGGTAAATTGCCATTACCGGAAAGCATTTCCAAAATGCTCAAATTTACCTTCTGATTGGTTCCGGTGGTTCACGTTGGGTGACGATGCGTGGTTCAAGTCCACCCACCGGACTTTTTATTTTATAGAAAAGGTTACTTGGTGATAGCTGTGAATGTTGGGAGGGTATTGAAAATGACAGAACAAGAAGCAAAGAAAATACAGAAAGAATTATCTGATTACAAAAAGGTATTTTCGGAATTAGAAGAGAGATGCAGCCCAGAAGCGTTGGAATACTGGCACCGTCATTTGTGGTACGGACTGACTATCCAGTCAAATGCTGAAGCGGCAGCCCCAAAAGAGGGAGAACCCCCTAAACAACCTTTAAAATTAGCAGATTGGCTAATTGACAGAGGATTAAAAGATGGGATCCGCTTATATAGCAAAAACGACCTCAGGGAGTTGGCAAGTTATCTTTTAATCTATTGCGGTAATGAAAAACGATGAAGGTATTCGGCAAAGAAATCAAAGATGAATGCTCCAAATGCGGAAATATCCTTGAGTGCGAATTGTTCCGTCAGGGGCATGGAATAAAGCAGGAACGTGAGAATATAGCAAAGATGATCAAGTGCCAGATGAAGCACAGGGAGGAAAGAGAGAAATGAACGAACTGAAGGTATTAAATGAGCAGGAAGTGTTAGGAAAACAGTTTAAGGTTTACGGAACAGCAGAGGAACCACTGTTTGTGGCGAATGATGTTGCGGATTGGATTGAGCATAGTAACGTAACAGAAATGCTTAGAGGAATTGACGATGATGAAAAACTGGTCTCAACAATCCTTAGGGCAGGTCAGAACAGACAAATGAATATGCTTACCGAGAACGGACTTTACGAAGTCTTGATGCAGTCCAGAAAGCCGATTGCAAAACAGTTTAAGAAAGAAGTCAAAGAGATTTTGAAGACTATCCGTAAACACGGCATATATGCTACGGACAATGTTATTGATAATATCCTGAATAATCCAGACTTCGGCATCGAGCTTCTGACTAAACTGAAAGAGGAACGTGCTGCAAGAGTAGAAGCTGAGAGAAAGAATGCTATCCTGATGCACGTCAACAAAACATATACCATTACTGAAATTGCCAAAGAACTGGGACTGAAATCAGCGATGCAGCTAAACCGGATCCTGGCAGAAAAGAAGATACAGTATCAGGTAAACGGTACGTGGTTGATGTACTCCAACTATAGTGATTGCGGATACGAGGAGATCAAACAAGAAGTATTGGATTCTGGAAAAGTAATCTACCATAGACGGATTACGCAGATGGGTCGGGAATTTATTCTTGATTTGTTTGAGAAGACAGCTTGATTGCGAAAGGAGAATTACCATGATTAAAAAGCTTTGCAATCTCTATATAAAGCACAAGACAAAGAATCTCACAAGGATTCCACTGTTTACAATGACTTTTAACTGGCGGAAATTCCAGAAAGAGGGAGGAGAAGGCAGTTGCATAATGTACACGATACATCCGGATATTGCAAAAGACCCAATCTTAAAAGAAAAGCTCAGTGAATGCGTGGATTATATTCGAGATAACTACGACATGGAAATATTTACCAAGATTTGAGGGAGGATGCCATGAGAATTGAAGATATGAAGAACTGTACGGTAGATCAGCTAAAGAATGAAGTTGTCCGACTGTCTGAAGAATGTGAGAAAAGACAGCATGAAATTTTGGATTTACAAGAATACCAGATTGAGCTGGAAAGAGATTGTGATGTGATGATGATGTATGGAGAACCTGAATTAATTAACGACGCGCAGCCAGATAAAAAGGAGACGGATTTTGCTGCAAGCTTAAAAATGTATGAAGATCAGCACCAGTCTGATTGCATCACAATCAACCAGCTTCAGACCGCATTGGATGTAATCGTTGACCGATATGCAAATCTGAGAAAGATTCATGGGTTAAACTGACATGGGCGTAGAAACAAAAAAGTTAGCCAGAACGAAGGGTAAGCCTGTCAAAGAAATTGCTGACTTTGCAAAAACACATCCGTACGAGTATATGAGAAAACGCTTAGAGCAATATCCGTATTGGGGAAACAAAGACAATGGTTTTGATCGGCAGAAAATTTAAGGAGATTTTTTAATGAGCATTAAATCAGCATTTGAATCCGAGGGGATAGATTTCTCTCAGGTAATGAATTCACCGGAGCCGTGGGACGGACGGGCATTAATAAAGAACATCAATGGCAAACTGTGGTATTGTTGCCCTTTTTGCGAGAAGAAAGCACTTCTGATTAGCCCAGAAACAAAAATTCGGCATCTTAAATTGAAATGCAAGGGTAGTAACTGCAAGAAAGAGTTTGAGGTGAATGTATGAAATATGGTGCAGTGAATTATCCCGTTAAGATTATTTATAGAGAAATCATTAATGCAATGGCTGACATTGAAGTACATTACGAAGAAGACAGATGGATTATTTGGGTAGAATGCGTCATGAATTACACTGATCTTCCGGAGGAATGCATTCTTGAAATTGGATATCTTAAAAGAAAATTCAAACTCGTGCATACGGAATCGGTTACATCAGAATCAGGTATTTATAAATTGAAATTTATGTTTGAACGAGTAGAAGATATAAATAAAAAAGACGAGTGGTGGGATTTGTTTAGAAGCATTGTGAGGTGAGCAAATGATATGGAACGAAGAAATATCCTTTGATGGATTTCAAAAGAAGATTGATGAGTGGTACAAGGATAAAGACTTTGAACTGTGCGACCCACCTATCAGTGCTCAGTTTGCTTTAGACTTGATTTTCAAGACGTTGGTAGACGATAAAGAAGATTATCCGTATCTCACAACTATGCCTGAAAACACAGAACAGACGAACAGCATTATGCTTGATTTAATTCTTCGGAAATACAGTCGCAAATATAGAAAATACTTGAAATTAAATAAGAAAAATAAATAAATCAGCCAGAGAGCCAGAAAGGAGCGCCATTATGAGTGACTTGAAGATATTTACAGAAAACATCGAACCAGAAGCATTAAATCAGATTTATACATTGATAAAACAGCCTGCATTTTCTGAATGCAAAGTACGAATCATGCCAGATGTTCACGCAGGAGCAGGATGCGTAATTGGCTTTACTGCTGATCTCGGAGATAAAGTAATTCCGAACATTGTTGGCGTGGACATTGGATGTGGAATGCTTACAACACAAATTCCTATTGATGTGGGAACAATAGATTTAAAAAAACTTGACGAAGTAATAAGAAACATTGTTCCAGCAGGAAGAAATGTACGTGACGAAATCATAAATTTTGAAGAATTAGAAGAACTTCACTGCTTCCATCAGCTTAAAAATATCGAATGGATTCGCAGGAGTCTTGGTACGCTTGGGGGTGGAAATCATTTTATTGAAGTTGACACTGACTCGAAAGGGACAAATTATCTTGTGATTCACACTGGAAGTCGCAACCTCGGAAAACAAGTAGCTGAGATATATCAAAAAATTGCCATAGAAGACATGCAAGGTACAGACAAGCTCGAAGCTGAAATACAAAAAATGGTGAAAGAATACAAGCGTTCTGGCAGGCGCAAGGAAATCCAAAATGGTATTGACGAATTAAAACGAAAATGGAATCCAGACAAACTGGGTATTCCGAAAGAATTGTGCTACTTGACAGGAGAACACAGAAAACAATATCTGCATGATATGAAAATCTGTCAAGAATTTGCGAGAATAAACAGACGATGTATACAGAGTGCTATATTTTACACTATGAATTGGACACTCCAAAGAAATACATGGTTTGATACAATTCATAATTATATTGATCACGATACAAACATTGTTCGTAAAGGTGCAATATCAGCTAGACATGGGGAAAAAGTCCTTATTCCAATGAATATGCGAGATGGATGTATTATTGCGGTTGGGAAAGGAAACGAGGATTGGAATTGTTCAGCCCCTCATGGTGCAGGACGTATTATGAGTCGGTCAAAAGCAAAAGAAAACATCTCGTTAGAAGAATTTAAGGAGTCTATGAATGGGATATATACAACATCCGTTCAGAAATCTACGATTGATGAAAGCCCTATGGCTTACAAACCACCGCAAGAAATTATTGATAACATCAAAGATACCGTAGAAATAGTTGATATTATCAAACCTATATATAACTTCAAAGCAAGCGAATAACAGTCAAAGAGCCACATGAGAGCCAGACTAAATCCTAAGAAGAAAGGAGGTCTGGCTCTATTTTTATGCAAAAATTTACAGAAGGCTCATTTGAATGGTATCGGGCAGTCTTAAATCAAATCATCAGTGGAGATATGTCTGTTTACCAGAATCAGAAAGACTGCCTTGATCTGTTATTAAACATGAACATTGATTTGCCGTTTACGGAGAATTTAGAAGCACAGCAAATGGCAATAAAAGTAAGTAAGTATTCCCATAACGTAGCCGCAAGGCAAGCTGCACTGACGGGAAGCGGTAATTTTGATGATATCTACTGGCAGTATTTGCTGCTGGAAGCTCCATGGCTATTCGAGAGTTATCTGTACTACATGGAAAAGAACAGACAGCCACGAAGAAAATTCTATGAGCCGAGAAAAAAGACACTGAATATTCTCGTACAGGATTTACAGGACTTAGAGGACGGAAAGATTGAGTTTCTTGGCGTGTCTATGCCACCCCGAACAGCAAAATCAACCACCTGTATATTTTTCCTGTCCTGGATAATGGGTAAACGCCCGAACAGCCATAACGCCATGAGTGGTCACAGCGGAATCCTTGCCGATGGATTTTACGGAGAAATACAGAACCTTATTTCGACACCAGAATATACTTTCAGCGAAATCTTTCCGTCTGCAACTCTTGAAAAGAAGTCAGCAGAGAAGAAAGAAATTAATCTTGGTGCACCGGACCGATTTTCGACGCTGACCTGTCGTGGTATTGATGGAACATGGACAGGTTCCGTAGACATATCTTCAGACGGTTACTTATATGTGGATGACCTTGTTCGTGACAGAACTGAATCATTAAGCCCAACACGTCTGGAAAACCGGTATCAGGATTATCTGAACGTTCTGGTTGACCGTAAAAATGACGGTGCACGAGAGCTGATGGTCGGAACCCGATGGAATGTCATGGATCCTCTTGGAAGAGTGGAGACTGAAAAGAAAAACAATCCACGGTACCGCTTTAGGAAGATTCCGGCATTGAATGAAAATGGTGAATCCAACTTTGATTATGACTACGGAGTAGGATTTTCCACAAAATATTACGTGGATATGAAATCAAGGCTGGATGCTAATGAATGGCAAGCCAAATATCAGCAAAATCCATTTATCCGTGAAGGAATCCTTTTTCCAGAAGATGGACTTCGGTACTACAATGGAATACTTCCGGAAGGTGACAGCCGTGTTGTTACTGCCTGTGATGTTGCATGGGGCGGTGGAGATAGTCTTTCAATGCCTATTGGGCGAGAATACGAAAATGGAGATATCTATATTTTTGACTGGGTATTTAATAAAGGAACGAAAGAAGTTACCCTTCCGCTTGTTGTTGGAAAAATCATTGGAAACGAGATACGACAGATTAACTTCGAGGCAAACAACGGTGGTGATATGTACAAGATGTACGTGGATGAAAAACTTAAAGAACAGAAGTATAAATGCAGCTGCACATCCAGCCGTGCACCGGGGAACATGGAGAAAATGTCTAAGATCATCGCATATTCAGATGATATAAAAAGAAACTTTATTTTTTTGGACGAAGAACATCGGAGCAAAGAGTATCAAGCAGCCATGGACGAACTTACTTTCTTTGTCCAGCTTGGAAAAAATGTGCATGATGACGCACCGGACGGTCTTACTCAGCTTCAGATGTTTATAGAAAAAGGAAATGTAGGTACAGTGACGGCTATGCGCAATCCATTATGGGGAGGGAGAATGAGATGAACACACGACAATATCTTGAGCAAGTGCAAGATTCTGATAGAAAAATACAGAACAAAATACAGGAAGAATACCGCTTAAGGCTTTTGGCAACCAGTATATCTTCTTTTTCAAATGGAGATAAAGTGCAGACTTCCGGTGGAAAAGACCGTGTTGGTGATGCTGTAACCAGAATCGTTGAATTGCAGCAGGAAATAGCATCTGATGTCAAGGAACTGGCAGAATTGCAAATGAAAGTTTCCGGAGATATTAATGACATGGAAAACTCCATGTACTCATCCTTACTCCATAAGAGATACATAGAATTTAAAAATCTGGTTACGGTCGCAGACGAGATGGGATATTCTGTACAGCATATCCGTTCCTGTCATGGAAAAGCCATTGAAGCTTTGCGGAAACAAAAGCATTTTGAAAGTTAATATGTTTTAATATGGAATCATATGTTCTATGTATAATATAATGTAACCTGTAAAACGAGCATCGGAGAATAATCCGGTGCTTTTTTAATGCCCGAAAATGGGAGGTGTAGGCAGTGGGCAGAAATAAAATGAATTTCATTGACTTATGCCGGGGCGAATTTGGTCGCAAAATTGCCTATACTGGTGTAAGCCAGATCACAACAGCAAACGTCAGAAAAGTTGTTTCTGATACAATCGGCACTCATAACCGGAACAGGGTATTGATTAATTATCTGTACCGGTACTACAAAGGAGACCAGCCGATTCTATACAGGGAAAAGGTGGTGCGACCAGAGATCAACAACCGTGTATGTGAGAATCATGCGCTGGAAGTTGTCCGTTTCAAAGCATCACAGACATACGGCGAACCTATCCAGTATGTGTGCAAGAAGAAAAAAGCTACAGAAAAAGCAAATGAGCAGGTAGATCTGTTCAACGACTATCTGGACGAAGCAAATGCAGAAGCTAGAAACATTGAACTAGGTACTTATCAAAGCGCTGTAGGAACCGCATACAAAGCAATTTTGAAAGAAGATGACTGGACAAAGGACAGTGAGTTACCACCGTTCCGGATTTTTATACCGTATCCGGGTGATTGCTACATTGTTTATTCTCGGAAAAACGGAAAGCCGATGCTCTCGGTTCAGATTCTCAAGGATGAAAACGAACAGCAGTATTATTTATGCTTTTCGGCAAAACAATATTTTGAGATTCAGAATGGACAGATTACAAAAACCGGCATCAACGGTTTTGGTGACATCCCGGTAGTTGAGTACCCGAATAACCACGATCGTCTTTCCGATATCGAGATTGCGATAACCATGTTTGACACTATGAACAACATGCAGTCAAACAGGATGGATGGCGTAGAACAGTTCGTGCAAGCTCTTATGAAGTTTAAGAACTGTGAGATTGATGAAAGTGAATTTCTGAAAATGATTAAGCTCGGCGCTATCTCTGTAAAGGATACTGGAAATGGCTGTCAGTCAGATGTTGACCTGATGACCGCTGAACTGAATCAAACAGAAAGTCAAGTCGCAAAAGACGATATCTACAGCAACATGCTTATTGTTGAGGGAATGCCGGATAGACAGCAACAATCGTCTGGCGATACCGGTCAAGCTGTATATCTCAGAAACGGATGGGATTTTGCAGAGCGCAGAGCAAAACTGGATGAACCATTTATCCGGGAGGCTGAGAAAGCAAGTGCCAGAATCATTCTGAACATCATTCGGCAGACCACTAAGGACATTTCAATTTCAACAAGAGATTTCGATGTAAAAATAACCAGAAACCCAACAGATAACATGCTTGTCAAAGCACAGGCTCTTGACTATCTGTTTAAAAATAAAATTCATCCGCTGATTGCGCTGATTACTTGCGGATTATTTAGTGATCCACAAAAGGTATATGAAATGAGTTTACCTTACCTGGGAACTGTATATCCCGAACTGGCAGACCCAGACGTAGAAATGCAAAAAGCACAACTATTGATTGGCAAAAACAGTCAGAATCCGCCTGGAATTGATTCGACGGTAAATTCTTCAGCTGTCAATCAAAACTCGTAAATTCAATTATCAAAGGAACCAAGGAATAACATCCAAGGTTCCTTTTTTAATACACAAAAATAATGCAATAGCCCGTGAGCGTAAATCGGGTACAGATCATGTGCGGAGCGAACCGTGTGAAAAAAGTGTGATGGTCTGAAAGAAAGGAGATTTCTATGACAAGAGAACAGGCAAAACAGGTACTTATCGGCTTTGGAATCGAGGAACCGTCCGAAGAGCAGGTGACTAAATATCTTGATTCTGTTGAAATAGAGACAAAAAAAGTGAAGGAAAAAAACACTTCTCTGAAAGAAAAAGCTGATAAAGCAGATTCCCTTCAAAAGGAGCTGGATGATTTGAAAGCCCAAAACATGACGGATGCTGAAAAACAGGAAGCAGAGCGGCAGAAGGAAAAAGCTGAAAACGAAAAGAGGATTTCCGACCTGGAAAAAGCACTTGCCGAATCCAACAGGAAAGCACTTTCCAGTGAGATTACATCTGCTTTCGCTAATGCGGGCCTTTCTATAGAAACGTATGCAAGCGCTATCAAAGCATTTTCGTCTATGCCAGCAGACAAGTCTGAAGACGTAATGAAGGAAGTCAAAACTTTTGTTGATGGAATTTCCGAAGCAAATAAAGCAGCTCTGGATAACGCAAAATCCGAATGGGAGAAATCAGTTCTCGATAATACTCCGAATCCGGGTGGCGGAAATCCAGACAAAGGACAGGAAAAAGACGATAACGATAGTCCGGCAGCTAAGTATGCAAAAGCTTACTCAGCACGCATGAACCCCAAAACAGAACCGGCAAGCGACAATGCACCGGTTAATTTTTAAGTAAGTAAAGGAGATTTAGATTATGGCTTTTATGAAAACAAAACAGTATGAGTCAACTCCCAACATTCTCGAATCTGAGGTTGGGCTGGTACTGAAAACTTACACAGCAGACGCAACAAACGCAACAGCAGTAAATGATAAAAAAATCATCAAAGCAGGTTCCGTGTATCCGACAAATGGGACTGGTGCAAAAGGAATCGTATTTGAAGATGTTGATATGACAGATGATGCTAAAAGACCGATTTCCGTGATCGTAGCAGGACGTGTCCTTGAGAAAAGGCTGCCAGTTACAGTCGACGAAACTGCAAAAACAGAGCTTGCTGCGCAGGGAATTGTTTTTGTAACCACTACAGACCCAGTATTTTAAGGAGGTATAACCAATATGCCATACAATGTATTAGAATCTATCACAGCAGAAGAAAGATTGAATTTCGCTCAGAATTTTTCTGTGGCAAGACCTGGTATCCTTGATACCATTTTCCCGGATGTAAAAACACCGTATTGGAAAGCCGAGTATTACAGACTTATGGCTGGACAACGACTGCCGGAGGTAGCATTTGTTCACGCTCTTGATACCGAAGCAGAAATCGGCTCCAGACCGGGATTCGAGAAAGTTCTGACTGAAAAACTCTTTATCAAGAGGAAAATCAATCAGTCTGAGCGTCTCCAGGAAGCTATCGAAAATGGCGTTCCAGACAACGAAACTCTTACAAACTTTGTTTTTGACGATGCCACAAACCTGTTTGAGGGCGTTGTTGCTAGAGCGAATGTTATGAAAGGACAGTTCCTTGCTACTGGTGTAGTAAAAATCAAAGAGAACAATGTTGACATGTCTATTGACTATGGCGTTCCGAGTTCTGCAAAGGTTGATCTTACCGATTGGTCTAAAGCAGATGCAGATATCATGGGCGATATTCAGAAGATGGTAACTGTAGCCGAGGATTCCGGATACGTAGTAACAAATGCAGTTACATCTCTGAAGATGATCAACTACATGAGAAACAACACAGCTATGCAGACAGCTGTTCTGGGAGCTGCGAATAAACGTCTCCTTACCAGACAGGAGCTTGCAAATCTGCTCATGCAGGAGTACGGAATCACTGTTGGCCGCTGTGATGAGAAATTCCGTTACAGAAAAGCAGACGGAACTCTGATGACTGGAAGATACTTCAAAGAGGATGTGTTCACTCTCTACGAAGCTGATGCAGGCGGTTCCTTCGGTACTGGACTTTGGGGACCAACACCGGAAGAGAATGAATACAGACAGTTCATCCAAGAAGAGAATCGCTCTTTTGTTACTCTTTCCATGTGGGCTACACAGGATCCCGTTGCTGTTTGGACAAAAGCATCCGGTATGTTTATTCCGGTAGCACCGAAAGCCAATGGCGGTATCGTTATCGGTACAAAGGGGGAATAAGCGGGCATAGCCTTGATGAAAACAGCCAGTCACCGTCTGTAGCGAGTGTTACACATAAGTATACAGAAAGCGAGCTGTCCAGTATGACTGTGGCTCAGCTGAGACAGCTTGCAAGTGACAATGGTTATGCCCTGACTTCCACAAACAAGGCTGGTATCATATCAGAAATTATAGCACAGCAAGGGTAGGTGAAATGGCATGGACGAACAGCTTACAAGTGATCTATCAATGTATCTGGAAGGTGATGAACTGACCGCAAGGATGATTCCCTTAGCAGTCAAAAGAGCTATTCGGTCATTCCAGAAAAAACGCAATTATCCTGAGAGTTATACGGAAGAAAACATCAATAAAGATATGGATAAATGCTATGATTGCATTTTCGACTTGGCTCTTTATTTTCTAATAAAACAAGGAGTTGAGTTTGAAACATCTCATTCGGAAAATTCTGTAAATGCAGGATGGAACTCTGAGACAGAGATATTTGTCAATCACGGCGTTTTTCCCTTTGCCAGAGGAATCTGACAGAAAAAGTAGGTTGAGAACGTGACGCATTTCCTCCCAGGCGTTGCTGGGGTACTTCATTATGAGGTGGGAAGAAGTACAAAAAAATGTAATGGGAGTGAAGGAGAGTAGCGATGGGATGTGAACAGAATTGCTTTAACGAACACCGCTTAGAAGAATTGGAAAAAGTTGTTCACGAAATGAAAGAGAAACACTCTAAACGTGACGGCATTTTTTTTGAACGTATCAATGCGCTTGAAACCAAAATAGTTCTTTACAACAATGATCTCGGGCACATAAAAGATACGGTGGATGAAATGAATGATAATTTAAAATCCCTCATGGAAGCCCCGGGAAAACGCTACGATACGATTGTTGTTTGCGTTATCACGGCCGTGATCGGGGCTATTGTAGGGTTTGTATTAAGCGGTATCTTTCCGGCATAATAAGCAATTCCACTTGTAAGGGAGGCGGTGGGATTATGAATTATACAGACTTTTCAGAAGATGAAAGAAAGTTTTATCTAAGCGAATCCGGGTTTGATTCCCGAGAAAAAGAATTTTTCCGGTTGAGAGTTTATGAGGAAAAAACATTGTTTGAAACAGCAGAGATTATGGGGTATAGTCCAAGAACCATTGACCGCATAAACCGAAAAGTAAAAAAGAAGATTGTTAAAGTTGCCCCGATGTATTATCGGGGCTTTTCTTTGTATCATGGCGAAAATATGGCGAAATAGTGTCGTTCAAATACTTAGGTTTCTCTCATATAATGTAAGCATAGAGAAAAGCTTACAGAGATGGGAGGAACACACTATGGCATTTTATCCATATTATCCGCAACCATTGAATCCATACCCACAAACACCGGTACAACCGTATCAAGATAGATTGGCACAGTTGCAGAACAACTACCAACAGACAATGCCTTATGGACAGGCACAAATACAACAGCCGATGCAGCCGATGCCACAGGTTGCTATGCTTTCAGGGCAAATGGTTGATGGCATTGACACTGTAAAAGCAAAGGATGTGGATATGACTGGAAATCCTGTCTATTATCCAAAAACAGATGGTACAGAAATATACAAGAAACAACTACAGGCAGATGGAAAAAGCAGGATTTTTGTTTACCGGCTTATGAATCCAGACGAACAACAGCAACCAAAAGCAGAAGAAAAACCGATTGATATAGAAGCTATGTTTAATCAACTTCGGAACGATGTTTGTTCTGAGATTTCTGAAATAAAGAACATGTTCCCGACACAAATGTCGGTAACACCGGAAGTCAAGCAGCAGAACGGAGGTAAGCAGAGATGAATTTCAATCCAAATGCCATGATGAAAAAGCAAGTTGAAAAAATGATTTCTCAGAGGTTCGGAAGTGTTGATAACATGATGAACGATATGAGTAAATTTGCAGGAAATAATCCAACATTGAAAAATGCTTTGGATTTGTACAAAAAAGGTGATACAGACCAGTTGCATCAAATTCAGCAAAATGTATTTAATGAAAAGCACTTATCTCCAGATGGAATTATACAGAAATTCCTTGGATTATAACACTTCCCCATGATTGGGTGATTTAAAATCGCTACAATTTGGGATGACAGCCGCGGATGTCTCCTATTGTAAATAATATTTAAGGAGACTAAAAACATGATGAATGGTTCTAATTACAGTCTTAGCGACATTGCAGCTGCTACAGGCTCTAATAACCGTGCCAATGACATGTGGGGCGGCGATGGTTTTTCACTTATTTGGCTCGTGCTGATCTTCGCAATCTTCGGATGGGGAGGTTTCGGCGGCTGGGGCGGCGGCTTCGGCGGAAATGGTGCGAACGGTGCCGGTTTCCAAGGATGGGCTACACGTGCCGATATCAATGAGGGCTTCGCTCTTAACGATATCCAGAACGGTATCAGAGGTATTCAGCAGGGTATCTGCGACAGCACATATGCACTCAACAATACCATGCAGAGTGGTTTCAACGGCATGAACGTTGGAATGCTTCAGGGCTTCAATGGCGTTCAACAGGCAATCAATGCTGATACTGTAGCCGGTATGCAGAATACCAATGCATTACAGTCTCAGTTAGCAAATTGCTGTTGTGAAACAAGGGAAGCTATCCAGGGTATCAACTACAACCTGGCAACCAACACTTGTGCTCTTCAGAACACAATGAATAACAACACCAGAGACCTTCTGGAAAATCAGAACAGCAATACGAGAGCAATCCTTGATTTCCTGACAAATGATAAGATTGCAACATTACAGGCAGAGAACTCTGACCTGAAACGTGCTGCTTCTCAGGATCGCCAGAGTGCGTTGCTTACAACTGCAATGGCTTCTCAGACACAGCAGTTAATCAATGCAATCAATCCGGCAGCTATCCCGGCATACGTTGTTCCGAATCCGAACACCTACTACGGTGGATGCAACGGATACAACAATGGTTGCTGCTAAGTAACTCACCCTTAGAGGTTGACTAATTCTAAGAGGTGGGTTCCGGCTCACCTCTTATTTGATTGAGAGGTAGAAATATGAGTTGTAAAAATGTTTGCAAGCTCTGCGATCATCTTGTGATAAGTCAGGCTGTTGCGTTTACTGGTGGTAATCTTGTGATTACACTTCCGGCAGGCAGCTATAACAACGGAGAAAAATATTGCATCGTGGTCGCACAGAGCATACCAGAAGCCACTACGATCAACGCCCCGGTAGTGATTCAGATAGGAACGGGAACAACCCTGTATCCATTACAGAATCGTTGCTGTGCACAGGTTACGGCTTGTGGCGTAAGAACCAGAACGAAGTACGCAACCAGAGTAGCTACGAGTGCAACTGGTGGAGTATTCAAGATGTTAGGGAATCCGGCTTGTAGTCCGAGTAACAATTTGACAGCAATTAATGGTACAGCCCCAACAGCAGATACACCTGTTACACAGGCTGTTAGAAAGGGGGCACTGTAATGCATAAAGTTGCAATGGAAATGGGAAAATGGGCTATGGAAAAAGCCAAGACGCATGGCTTCGATAATCTCAGTGCTCAAGACTGGGACGATCTGAAGGACTGCATGGAAGCTGTAAAGTGTGCAATTTGTGCAGACAAAGATTACAGAATCGTAGAAGCTATGGATGAATGCGAACAGGAAGAGAAGTATCTTGGACGCATGGGATATGACAGATATCGTTATTCCAATGGCAGATTTGCCCCAAAGGGTAGAGGAAGTCGTATGGGATATAAGCCATATCTGTACATGGAAGATGATGACTGGATGGACGAGTATCTGAACAATCCAGAGTTTGAACGTAATATGTACCGCATGGGTTATCATCCGGACCGCAGTAACATGAGGATGGACGGAACGAACCGTCAGCAGTCCAGATACGGTGAAACCTATGACAGATACAGCGAGAATCGCAGGCATTACCATGATTCCAAAGATGCAGATTCAAAACAGAAGATGGACAGTTCGATGAAGGAGTACACGCAGGATGTTATCCGTACCATGTCTGAGATGTGGTCGGATGCAGACGCAACCCTTAGACAACAGATGAAAACTGATTTGACTAAGCTTCTTCAACAGATGAATTAAAAACAAGGCCCTTGTTACAGGAATGTAGCAGGGGCTTTTTGGTTTAAAGGCGGTGATTTTATGCTAAAGCAATTCTACATGAACGGGCAAAGATGGAAAGTCCGGTTCACTTATCCTGAGAATCCAGTACTGGTTGACCGTACCGGTACTATGACCTGTGCTGTGACGGATGGAAACACAAGAATTATTTGGATTTCTGACGCTATTTCGGGTGAATTTCTCACAAGGGTAGTTCTACATGAGTTGAGCCATGCAATGATGTTTTCGAGTGGATTTCTTAAAGAACTGCACAGGCTTGTGCCCCATGAGAATTGGGTAGAAGTAGAAGAATTGATTGCTAATCTGATTGCCGACAAAGCAAGGCAGATTTTTGAAATCGCATATGAGATTGTAGGGGATGAAGCGATACATTTTGTTCCATATTTACTGGAAAAAGTGGCGTAGGATAGACCGTTTCTTATTGTGGTGACCAGAGATATTTTAGGAAATCAATTTATATATGCGCCCCCTGTCAGAACAGAAAGGATATTTGTATGAGAATTTTAAAATTTAAAGTTGAAAACCAAAAAATATACCAAGACCCAAGTTGCGATTTTACTGGACTTGTAAAAGGAACTTCTGGATATTTAAAAGCATTCTTTTCTTTTTCACCTGAATGGAATGGATGTAAGATAGCCGCTTCTTTTTGGCGGATGGACAAAGAATATCCGATATTGGTGCAAAATGGACAATGTGAAATTCCATCTAAAGCTCTTGCGTGGGATTATTTTGGGGTTTCGGTCACAGGTATAAAAGACAACGGTAAATTTATTATAACATCAGATAAAATAACGATTCCACAACGGGGGTAGAAAAATGACATCAGCACTTGATTTACTTATGGATTCAGATTCAGCAGCAGAAACAACTACATTATTAGAAAGCAACGGAATATGCACAATCGACTCCAGAACAAGAACGATTTTTGTGCCTCCAGAAATCGTAGTTGGGGCGGTGCAATCTGACAAAAATGCAGAACGAATTAAATTCTCTTGCCCGAAGATAGTGGGAGATAATCTTGATTTATCAATATTTTCAATTCGAATCAACTTTGAAAATGTAAGTAGCGTAGATCCAGACATTTCCATAAAAGACCAATACATTTGTGAAGATGCTTCTATAAACGGAGATAACATAACATTTTCATGGGTTATTGGAAAAAACGCCGCGCGATACATGGGAACAATAAGATTCATTGTTTGCGCTGTTAAGACAGATTCTGATTCAAATATCAGTATTGAATGGAACACTACCGTGGCGCAAATCCCTGTTTTAGAAGGAATCGAAGTTGACCAGCCATCTCTTGATGAAAACAGCAAAGATGTAATTAATCAACTTCTGGCTATTACCAAAACTGCATCTGACGAGGCGGTGAAAAATGTAAATTCTGCAAAAGAACAAGCCATTACGGACATTCAGAATGTTTCACAGCCAGATAAAACTCTTACCGTTGAAGGCGGTATTGCCGATGCAAAAGCCACAGGAAATGCGATTAGTTCATTAAGGGAAGATATTGGCGATAAAAAAGCCTTATATGCTATCGAGCATACTTGGATTGACGGCAAATTTGTCAGCGAATACAGCCAAAGAATTGATTATATAGGCAGTAAAATCGCATATATCGCAGATGCTACACCTTTGATTGATAAGACGATACATGTAAAAACGTGTGCGTTCGGTGATATGGCATATGTTGTAAGCGATGCATCTTGGAAATGTTTGTTAAGCGGAAAAAGTGGAAATACATCTGCTGTCGAAGAGCCTTGGGAATTCGATATTACCATTCCTACAAATGCGAAGTACATTCAGATTTCATACTCAACTCGTTATCCTTCAATCGAGTTTGAAATGTATGAGGAAAAAGGCACACTTTTTGAGATGGTCAAAAAGATTGATGATAATTTGAACGAAGTACCAAACGAAAATCCGTTATCCGTCATCAGAAAAGATGCAGGGCTTTTACACGTATTTAGAAAAGTTGGTTGTATCGGTGATAGCCTTTCAAGTGGTTGTTGCGTGTTCAAAAATGCTCAAGGAATAGAACAGGGAGCAGATTTATATGAATTTTCTTGGGGGCAGTACCTTGCGAGAATGACAGGTAATACCTACTACAATTTCTCAAGAGGTGGATGGAGTACAAGGGATTGGTTGACCGGTGACCTTGGTGGAAACCTTGCTTTTGATGGAAATCATGCTTGCGATTGTTATTTTATCGGTCTTGGACAGAATGACAACAATCAGAGTATTCCAGTTGGCACAAGGGGAGATATTAATCTTTCAGACCCTGCACAGAACGCAGATACCTACTACGGCAACTACGGAAAAATAATTCAGAAGATACAAGTACGTTATCCAAAGGCTAAAATCTTTGTAATGACAGACCCACTCGACAAGGCATCAAGTCCAGAGAATAACGGATATAACGATGCCGTCAGAACGATTGCTACAATGTTTAATAACGTGTATCTGATGGATTTATACAGATATGGAAAAGAAATGTATGACTACTACGGAGCAAATCTTTTGAGCATTAATAAGAGATATGCACATTTCAATGCCGTAGGTTATTATCTTTGTGCGTTGAACATTGCAACATACGCAGATTGGATTATGAGAAAAAATCCTACAGAGTTTTTAGAGGTTGAGTTTATCAATACTGATATGTACTACAACTAAAATCTCAACTATCTTAAAGGAGATAAAATATGATATTGGTAAGCAAGGAATTGCTTTGCAATGTAATTAATAATGTCAAACTTGAAGATGCGCATGACAATCCGATGGCATTATATAGAACGGTTTTGAAACTGATTGATGAAATGCCGAGTATTGTGGCAAGTGAAACAGAAAAAACGGAATTGCTTGGTAAAATCTCAGCTATCTGAAAAGATAACTGACAAAATTACTGAACTAAAGGGCGCTTTAATTAATTTATCTTAAATTAAAAAAAGTCCCCAGAACTGAGGAACTGGGGACCGGAAGATTATGAAATCTGGGGATACGTCGTTCCCTGATTTCTGCATAAGAATAACACGAAAATTAATTTCTGTCAATGGAGGGTGCATATATGAGAGGTAGACTTCGCCAAAAACAATTCATATGGATTTCAACAGTAACAGAAAAAAACAATGGAATGGATAAAACACTTGTCTATTCAAACCCGCAAAAAAAGAACATTTCAGTATCAGCAACAGCCGGTACGCCAGAAGAACTGTCTGCCGGAATTGTTCCCGACTATGACCGGTACATTACGGTTTTTGACCGAACATTTCAGCCAAAAGAAGGCAACGTCTTGTGGATTGATGTCGTGCCGGAAATTAGGGAAGACGGAGCTTTGATTCTTGACGATGATAGCAGTCCGACCGTTTTGCCAGACTACAGGCTTAAAAGAATCCTTGACACTCAAAAAGGACAGGTCGCCCGATATGGTATAGCGAAAATCGGTGGCAACAATGAGTAGGAAAACAATCCGGTGCAGTTTGAACCATAATTCTTTGCAGTCTGCGATTCATCAGTTGGAAGCATACCGGAAAGATATTCAAAGGAAGAACCAGATTTTTGTTGATAAACTGGCTCAAGAGGGAATACAGGTTGTCCAGACCACGATGGAATCTGTTCCGACTGAGGAAAAAGGTTCTTACTACACGGAAGTTATTAATAACGGACATGGCGATATTGTTGGTGCAGCGGTCCGGCTTTCTGGGAACAAGGTTCTTTTTATCGAGTTTAGCGCCGGTATTTCCTATGGAACGGACAGCTATCCATTACCGTCTGGCGCTGATTATGGTGTTGGTACTTATCCAGATCAAAAACACGCCTACGACCCAAACGGATGGTGGTATGTGGATGAAAGCGGACAAAAACATCATTCTTATGGTAACAGGGCATATATGCCAATGTACCATGCGGAAGAAGCTATCATTATTCAGATACGACATATTGCAAAGGAAGTGTTTGGAAGTTAAACATCCTATACTAAAATATGGAATCATATGACGCATATTTTGTACAATTAAGATGCGAAGCATCTACCGGAAAGGTAGGTGCTTTTTTCATGCCAAAAAAATAAATCATAAAAGGAGAAGTGAATTTATGTTGGTAGAAATCATTGGTAAAAGATACGAAGAAAAAATCGTAACCACAAGCCGAAAAATAGCAGAGGGTTTCGAGAAAAGACATTCCGATGTACTGAGAGATATCGAAAATCTGGGATGTTCGGAAGAATTTAGACAACGAAATTATGCGTTGTCCTCTTATACTTCGGAACAAAACAAAAGACTTAAAGAGTACATCGTTACAGAAGATGGATTTACAATTCTTTGCATGGGCTATGGCGGCGAAAGGGCTATGGAGTTTAAAGAACGCTACATCGCAGAGTTTAATGCAATGCGTGATGAATTGAAAAAGATTCACGTAGAGCGTCAGCAATGGCAAATTGAACGTGATAAAGGCGTAGTTATCAGACATATTCTTACAGATACAATTAAAATGAAGATATCTGACAGCCCGAATAAGAAATTTGCATATCCAAATTACACAAATTTGATATACAAAAATATATTCGGAAAGACAGCAAAGGAAATAGAAATCGAACTTGGCGTTAAACCCAAAGAAGCTGTTAGGGATTATTTTACAGGTGAAGACTTAGCAAAAGTGCAAAGCATGGAGATGCTTGTAAGTAGCCTTATTAACTGTGGCTGGGGATATCAGCAGATTAAAGAGTTTATTCAAACACAAACTCAAAACATGCTAGAACAGGCAGGGTGATTAAATGCCGGAAATATTAAAAAACCCGATATCCGAGATATACAAACGCTGGAATAAAGCGATCGAACCTGTAGTTGGTAAAGGAAATTTTTCCATGGACAGAAGTCAAACTCTTGCATCTGGAAAGAAAACCTATGCAAGACTTTACATGTTGGGAAATGTTCTGACAGAAGGAGACCTTGAAGGCGATGAATGTGCCACGGTTCCAACTATCCAGATCGAGTGCTTCGCCACGGGTACAGCTCCACTTGCGAAAGTATATCAAATTGATGAAAAAAGTCATCAGTCCATGATTGGCATGGGATTTCGTAGAACTTACGGTCCTGAACTCATGGGGAACGCTGACGATAGCATCAAACGGCTTGTTAGCCGATACACAAGAATTTACACTGGGCAGTTGCTCGGTGAATGAAAGGGGTGAGATAGAATGGATCAGATCATGAACTATGTGAAACCAGAACTCCTGGTTGTAGCTGTAGTCCTGTATTTTGTAGGCGTATTCCTCAAACAGGCTGAAACCGTAGCTGACAAATACATTCCTGGAATCCTCGGACTTCTGGGCGTAGTTGTCTGCGGAATCTATGTTTTCGCTACATCTACAGTCACAGGCGGTCAGGAAGTTGCAATGGCAGTTTTTACCGCAATCACACAAGGCATTCTTGTCGCAGGACTGAGTACTTATGTGAATCAGGTCATTAAACAAGTAAGCAAAGAAGAGTAGAAGGGCGGTGATCCTTTTATCTCCCGGGCACAGGGTTACGTGTCAGAGCCATTACGGCTCTTTTTTATTGCAGTAATTTATAGCCGAAAGGCGGAAAGGAGCCAATATGGCATCAGGAAATATCGCAGGAATCAGTACCGTTGGTGCTCTTACCGGTTATGCAGTAGAGACAGTTGCGGGAACAAAACCAACAAAATTCACTCTGCTTCACAGAATAAATGCTTCTGATGAAATCGCTATCGACGTTGAGACTATCGACGCATCCGCTCTTGAGGATGAAATCGAGAGAACTATCGCAGGTCGTGGTTCAACCGGCGGTACATTCAATGTAACCGTAAACGTTACAGACGAAACAATCAAAGAGTGGGAAGATCTTATCAGCGCTTACAAAACAGCTCATGCAAGTGGTCTGTCTATGTGGTATGAGGAATATTACCCGGCACTTCAGAAAGCATTCTTCACCAAAATCGAGCCGCCGACTATCATTCCTAAACCGGCAAGAGATCAGAATGGACTTCTGACTGTTGATATGTCTCTGACTATCAATGAGTATGTCGGCCCGGATACGGCAATCAAGCCAACCGAAACCGAATAACAAACATATCTAACTGGGAGGAAAAGATATTATGTATAAACTTTTAAAGATTGGTAGCAAAGAGTACAAACTGGAATACAGCATTGAAGCATCTCTGTATGATGAATGCGTCAAGAGCGTAATGAGCACACTTCTGGCAACCAGTGGCGGTGTGGACAAAACGCCGGAAGAAATGATCTCCGGCATGGCAAATATCCCGAGCACAGCATTAACCGTGTTTTATGCAGGACTTCTTCAGTATCATGGTGACAACCCGGATGCAGACGGTTCTGTTCCGAATCTTGCAACTGCGAAGAAACTTGCAGCACAATTCATTCAGGAACATAAGGATGATGAGCAGGGTAACTTTTACGGTATCTTTGCCATGTGTCTTGAACAGATGGAGGAAGACGGTTTTTTCAAACTGACCGGTCTGGAGACGTTCATGGACGATCTGAACGTAGCAGCCAAACCGAAGAAAGCTCCGAAGAAGCCGACAGATCACCAGAAAAAAGCTACAGCGAAATAATCTGGACAGAGTTATATCCGGCGGCTGTTCGCATCGGAATGAGCCGGAAAGAATTTCTCAGAAGTACCATACGTGACCTTCAAGTAAGGATACGTGAGTACGAGAAAGGTAAACGTGATGAGATAGAAACTCAGGTAAAACTGATTGAATATCAGTCATGGCTTTCCGGCTTATATGTGAAATCTGCGGTATCAAGTGCACTTTCTAATAAAACGAAGTATCCAGATAAACCAATCACAGAAAAAACAAAGAAACCACAGATTGAAGAAAAAACAGATGTTCCGAAACGATCTGAAGCTGAATTGAAGCAGGAGGAACGTTACTACGAACTTCTGATAAAAAAGGCAAATGCGAATATAGCTGAAATAGGCAATAAAAAGGGCGGACAGGATGAATAAAAAGTCTTGTCTGCCCTTATTTTTTTTGATTAAAAGGAGGTGTTTTTTGTGGCTGATAATACCATTGATACCCTTGATATACAAATAAACAGTAGCACCAGGAACGCTACAAAAGCATTGAGTAATCTGGCTAAAAAGTTAAAGGATGTTGACACAGCACTGGGAAACGTCAATACCGGTGGGCTTAGGAATTATGCTCGTGAAATCGGGAGAGTATCAGCGGCTTTACAGGCATTAAACAAAACAAAGGTTAGCGTTCCGAACTTAGCCGGATTAACCGGTCAGCTTCGAAGCTTGTCAAAGGTTGACTTTACGACACTTGGAGCGAGTACGAAATCTTTGCAGAATCTGGCTGCCGGATTAAGTTCTTTAAAAGGTGCTTCAAACATTTCGATTCCAAAGATTGATACAAAAAACGTTAAGTCAGCAGTAAACGCTATTCAAAAATTTCAAGAAATTGATGCTGTGAAAATGCAGCCAGCAATAACCGGTGTTGAAAAGATTGCTAGTACCATGAACGCTCTTAACGGAATGAATTTCAAAGATTCTAAAATCACAAATGTTATCAATTCCTTAAGCCGACTTGCGGCAGCAGATATGAGCGGATTTGACACTTCAAAGATGGGAGAAATCATCAAGAGCATCGATAGTTTAAACGATATTGAGGATGTATCTTCCAGTGTCAACCGGTTTGTAGGTTCACTGGCGAGACTTGCTAATGCCGGAGGAAAAGCAGACCAGTCAGCGGCAGGCTTGAAAACCCTTGGAAAGAACTTAAGAAAAGTTATTAATGGTATGCTGTTTACAGTAAAGCCCTCAGAATCCATAAACATGTTTGTGCAATCCATTTCACGGTTAGCGAATGCAGGTGACAAAACTGGTAAAACAGCGTCGCAATTGGAGAATTTAGCCGCAGAAGTGAAGAAATTCTTTACCGCCATGCAGGATGCTCCGCAGATCAGTGAGAATACACTGAGAATGACTGAAGCCCTCGGGCAGTTGGCGACGGCCGGTGGAAAAGTAGGAACTGCTACGAACACTGTGGTCAATTCCTTTAACAAGCTTTCCTCTATCGGTTCGGGACTTTCTTCGTTACTCGGTGGGGTAACGACAAAAGCAAAGAGCGGACTGGGATTTCTGGCAGCCGGAATATCCAATCTGGTCAACAGGAGCAGTGGACTAAAAACAGCATCTTTCAATGTGGGTTCTTTCATTAAGACCGTCCTTGGCTTCAAAGCGGCTTCAGCTGTAATGAACAAATTCAGCGAATCCATGGGTGGAAAAGGAATCCTTGAGATTGGTTCCGATATCGCTGAAGTTGAGAACGTTGTAGACGTTGCTTTTGGAAGCATGGCAGATCAGGCATACAAGTTTGCATCTACGGCGACAAAGCAGTTCGGACTGTCGGAACTGGCAGCAAAGAATTACTCCGGAACCATGATGGCAATGCTGAATGCTTCTGGTGTAGCACAGGAATCAGCTGCGAAAATGTCAACAACTCTTGCAGGATTAGCCGGAGATTTGGCATCTTTTTACAACATTGATACTGATACCGCCTTCTACAAAATCAGGGCGGGCATTTCGGGTGAAATCGAGCCTTTAAAACAGCTCGGAATAAATCTTTCGATCGCCAACTTACAGGAATATGCGCTGTCACAAGGCATTACAACAGCCTATAATTCCATGACACAGGCTCAGAAAACGATGCTGCGCTATAACTACATTATGTCAGTTACAAGTGCACAACAGGGGGACTTTGCTAGAACAGCCGGTAGACTATGTGCCGCCTAATGTAGCAATACATCAGTGAAAATCGGGTAAAGTCGGTAAATGCTAAGTTGACTTAATACGAACATTTTGATATAATATGTTTGAGGTGATTTAATGCGAACATATTATATTTACAGAGCTACAAATAGAATAACTCAAGAATCTTATATCGGGCAGACAAACAATTTCCGTAACCGAAAATGGCAACACGAAAGATGTTATGAAAAAGAAAAATGCAAATTTCACGATGCGATTGAAAAATACGGAACAGATAATTTTGAATGGGAAATTTTAGAAACTTGTGATACAAGAAAAAAAGCTTTAAAACTTGAAAGAAATTATATCACACTGTATAATACTTATCATAGTGGATACAACGAAAACAAAGGAGGAGTTGGCGGACATAACTCAATTCCTGTAGTTTGTCTTGCAAAAGATGGAACTTTTATTAAAAGATATGATAGTGCCACTGAAGCAGAGAAAGACGGCTTTTGCGTAAACAGTGTATTGGAATCTTGCAGGAGTGAAACGCGTACTGACCATGGGTGCATTTTTATGTACGAGAAAGATTTTCAGCGCTATGGATCACGAAAGTACACTCCGCCAGAATCAACAAGCATGAGAAGTATTATTCAATGTGATAGCAACGGAAATTTCATACAAAAATTCAAAAGCGTCCAAGAAGCTTCAGAAATGACAGGCGCTAATCGCACGACTATTTCCGGAGTTTTAAGCAAAACATATAAATCCGCAAACGGCTTTATTTTTGTATATGAAGGAGATTTTCCGATAAAAGATTTGAGTGATTATCAAAAACGAAAAAAAGGTAGAAAAGTAGCTCAAGTAAATCCTGATACAGGAGAAATATTAAAAGTGTTTAATAGAATATCGGATGCAGGAAAAGAATTAGGTGTGTGCTACAAGGGCATACACAAGGTAATCGATAAACCTGATAGAACTGCATTTGGATATAAATGGATAAGTCAATAAGTTAATACCGAGATAAGGCTATAGAATAAAAGCTATAGCACATTGTAGAGCGTAGGGATTGAACCTAGGCTCTTTTTTATTAAAGAGTTTAGAATATAATATCCCCAAGAGTATCCGACATCCTTATGGGATGAAAATGTACGCCGAACTTATAGGAAACTATAAGAACTATAGGATAAAAAGCCTATAGGATAACATTAATTGACATATGCAAACCAAGTACGTCTCCTTACTATGAATCTTCAGTCCCTTGCATCTGTTATCGGGCAGGGCTTAATCGCAGCAGTTCTTCCGGGAATCCAGGCTCTTAATGCCTTAATGTCAAAACTTATGCAGGCTGCGGAAACATTCCGTAACTTCATGTATGTTCTGATGGGGAAAAAGATTAAAGGTTCCACAAGTGGGGTCGTAAATGATCTTGCCGGACTGGAAGATTCCGCAGCAGACCTTAGCGGATTACAGGATGCTGGAGATTCCGCAGCTTCCGGGCTGGACGATGCTACTTCATCAGCGAAAGCTTTGAAGAAAGCTCTTTCTGTTCTTCCGTTTGACGAACTGAATCAGCTGACAGATAATTCTAGTTCATCCGGTTCAACACCTGGTACCGGAAAGGGCAAAACTGGAACCGGTACAACACCGTCATTGGGCCTTGGTGGAATCACGGACCAAATAGACGATGCTCTGAACAAAGAAGAAACCCCTATCAATAAATGGGCTGAAAAAATCCGCAAAGCTTTTCTTAACCATGACTGGGAAGGGCTTGGAAAGACCATTGCAGATATGCTTAATATCGGAATCCGGAAGATTTATGATGTTATTAGTTGGAGTAATGTGGGCCCGAAAATTGCTGCATTTTGTGATGCTTTTACTCGATCTTTTAACAGCCTTGTCGAAAACATTCACTGGGATAGATTAGGGCGTACTGTCGGTGCCGGTATCAACACTTTGGTCAACACCTTTGAGCTTCTGATCGGCCCGGGTGGTATTGACTTCGTAAACATTGGTAACAAACTGGCAACTGGGCTTCGTGGAATGATTGATGAAGTTAACTGGCCGAACCTTGGTCAAGTCCTTGGCAGTGGTTTTATGATAAGCTGGAATATTCTGGACGGTTTTGTTCAGAAGATGTCAAAAGAGAATAATGCCGGGCTGACTGGTTGGGAACAGTTAGGAACTGCGATTTCTGATGCCATGAATGGAGCTTTTGGCAGAATTTCATTCTCCAAAATAGCAACTACGATTGCGACCGGATTAAACGGTGCATTTCAGACATTGGCTGCATGGACGCAAAAATTCAACTGGGGCGGATTGGTAACTAATATTTCCAACGGAATCAATACTTTTATCGGAAAGTTCAAGTGGAAAGAGAACGGAACATCCTTAAACACTTTCATCACCAACTTACTGAATGCTCTGGTTGATATCGCAGGAGAAACAGACTGGGAATCCTTCGGAAGGGGCATCGGACTATTCCTTAGTCAGATAGACTGGGGAAGCCATTTAAAGGATTTAGCAACAGTATTACTGGATGTTTTGAGTGGAATTTTTTCTGGATTAGGAGAAACTACAGCCGGTAAGTTTGTGGTTGCATTTGCCGGCGTAGGATTGGTGTCGAAAGCTGATTCTTTAGTATCCTCTATCTTAGTTGCTATGGGAAAACTACCGACCGGGACCAGTGCTACGGCAACATTACTGGGGACAGCACTCAGCAAAATAGCAACCGCCTTTTCAACCAGTACATTAGGCACAGCTGTTGGAGTTTACGCTCTGGAAGCTGTTGACAAATTGAAAGCAATCCCGACCACCATAACAACGCAGATTGCTCCGAAAATCCTTGAAGTTATAACTACCAAACTTTGGCCAGCTGCAACTGCCTTCGCTGGTTCAATTGGAACTTGGATTACAGGAACTTTTGCACCAGCTATGGCAACAGCGTTTTCTACATTGGGCAGCGTACTGTTCAGCCCGATAGGCTTAGCTGTTATCGGAGCTGTTGTCGGTGGATTTCTGCTGTGGCAAAATTGGGATACCGTTACGGAATTTGTCGGTAAAGCTAAGGAAGCAATAGAAAATGCGTTCAGCACTGCCGGAACTTGGCTTTACACACATGGCTCAAATCTTATCAATGGACTTTACAACGGTGCTAAAAACGTGATTTCCACTGTTGGAACATGGCTTAAAACAAACATCTCGGACCCTATTATTAACGGTGTTAAAAACCTTTTTGGTATTCATTCTCCGTCTACGGTGTTTTCCGAGATCGGCGGATATTTGATGTCAGGACTAAAGCAGGGAATCTCTGACAGAATTGGAAGCGTAATTGATACGTTCACAAACATTAAGAACACCGTAACCGGCGTATGGGACGCTATTAGTTCAAATACCAAAACAGCATGGGATTCAATCGGCTCAAAAATTAAAGGGGCTTGGGATACGATTACCGGTCAGACTGAAACCAATTCTGCATCCGCAGCTACAAGTGCCGAAAAATCCTTCAGCCGTGTAAGCACATCTGCGACAAAGAACTGGGGAAATTCTTCCCGTGAAGTAACCAAAAATGTCCGCCAGATGAAGGTTGACGCAAGTACTGAACTTGGCAGAATGGATACCACTGTCCGCAGTCACTTTGGAAGCCAGTATAACATTGCTCTTGGCAAGTGGAAGAACATGGGAAGAGATATATCTTCTTACATCCGAGGAACCATGGACACGAGCATAGGCGGTGCGATTGGCGGCATAGTTAATACAATCAGCCGAAATTTCAGCGATATGTACAGTATCGGGCAAACGGCTATGCAGAATCTCCGAAACGGCATGGAGTCAATCAACATCAGAACTCCACATATTTCCATGGATTACACTGATTGGCAAGAGGGACAGACCCACAAGTGGCGGTACAATTCGAGAGTTGACTGGTACGCCAAAGGTGGACTTTTCAATGCAGCATCCGTGATTGGTGTCGGTGAAGCCGGAAAGGAAGCGGTCCTTCCATTGACTAACAAACAGGCTATGAAGAGCATTGCTGACAGTATCACCGGAAACATGCCAGACGGAAGTATTGGACTGGGCAAGGAGGAAATGGCACAGGCGGTAACACAGGGCGTTGCCATGGCAATGATGAACATGAACACCGGCGGAAACTCATCTCCGCAGTACATTTCCAATACGATCAATCTGGACGGACGTGCTATTGCGAAAGCTGTCACAAAAGCCCAGAACGACAACAACCGGCGGAAGAATCCTAGCCCAGCATGGTAAAAACCATTGCCATTTCTGCCGGATTGCGGTATAATGAATGAGTAACAAGTAACACCTATATCTTGTTATATTGTACGAAAAACAAAATATTGAGCAGACTTTTAAGATGATATTTACTTGGGTTGAAACAATGATCCGTTTTCTGTGATACCGTCTTGGAGTCTGCTCTTTTTTTGCTTTACAGAAGGGAATGAATCAAATGAAGCCATATGGATTAGTTGACAGAAATATTATACTCAACAAGAGTCTATCGTTGGAAGCAAAAGGAATATACGGCATATTGATGAGCCTTGATGGAACAGACTTTGAACTGGATGAAATCTGCGAATATGTTTCAGAGGACAAAGCAGTTGTCGAAAAAGCTTTAAATGAATTGGTAAATCATGGATTTATTTCATTCGAAAAATAATACGGTAAAACCAACAGGCTAGACCGATCATCGAAAAGCGGAAATGCCTTGCCGCCTGCCTGTTGATTTACATACATTCAAGGCATCTTATATACGAAAGGCAGGTATTTTTTCTATGAAGTTTAAGGAACAATCCAAAAGTCTTAATATTCCAGTGGCAAGAGAACCTATTATATATTTTTTGTTGAATGGCGATGAAGTAGTTTATGTTGGACAGTCAATAACAGGACTTTGCCGACCTTATAGTCATTCCGATAAACAGTTTGACAATGTTTCAATTATTAGATGTAAAAAAGAAGAATTGGATGATTTGGAAATATTTTACATTAGGAAGTATATGCCAAAATACAACAAAAGATGTATTGACGGTTCAAAAGATTTTTCTTTTTTAAAGGTTAAGGAAATCATCAGGAAGAATACTAATTTTGAACAATGCACGATTTTTGATATCAAAAGAATGATGAAAGTTATTGGGATTAAGGCGTATGCGGTAAGAGATATGTTTTATATTTCATCCGATGATACTGAAAAGCTTGTAGAATATACCAATAATCATTTTGATGGATACAAGCTGGTGATAAATTAATTGGTAAATTCAGTAGGCTAGGGTAGCTCCCGAAAAGTGTAAACCTTGATGCACCTGCCTACTGTTTTTATAAATCAAGGATTCTGGCATATTATGGAGATGCCGACGACCAACAAGGAGGTTATTTATTATGGACAAAGAGTTTAATTATCCAAGAGATTTTAAAGGAGTATGGATCCCGAAACAGGTTTTTCTTGATGAAAGATTAAATGCGATTGAAAAATTGATTCTGGCAGAAGTCGACAGTCTTGATGTAGAAGGAAGCGAAGGATGCTTTGCGAGCAATGAATATTTGGCAAAATTCTGCCAATGTAGTGTGACAAAAGTTTCTACTTCTGTCTCCAAGTTAATAAAGCTTGGATATCTTTATGTGTTTAAAAATGATGGCAGAAAAAGGTACTTAAAGAGTAGACTTTCAAATTTTGAAAGTCAGGACTTCAAAAACAGTAATTCAGACACACCAAATATGAAACATAGTAATAATAGTTATAAATACAGTGTAGATGATATAGATAAAGACTTTATTTTATCAAATAAAGAGAAAAAGACTTTATCAAAGAATGATAAAGGTTCAAAGACTTCTGCTCCTAATAATATTAATATACTAGATATAAATAATATACCCTCACGTACAACTGAGCAGAAGGAAGTGTACCGCAAGCAAAAACAGAAAAATCGTTCTGAGAAGTACCGGGACGAAGATGTACCACAGATTCTGTACAATGAGTTTAATTCACTGTATGGTGAACAGGAGAATATTCTGGAAGATCATGACATCTGTCTGACCATGGCAGTTATCGCTTATTACTTCAAACAGTACCGGGAACACATGGGCGAACAGCATATAATGATTTCCACCAAATACGCAAATCAGTTCATGGGAGTTATCATTGGCGATGAATCGCCACTTCTGAAAGCAGACGTGGAAGAAAAGGATGAACTCCGGTTCTATCAGGACATGATAGATGAGTTTTTCAAATCAGACCTTGGACAACGAAACGGAAAAGATTTTGACCGTCATATCTGGCTGTTCTTCTCAGAGAGAAATCAAGACATTTTGTGTGAACGGGTTAAGCAGAAATGGGAGGAGGAAGTTGAATGTCAGTAGACAGACCATTATTCATACCAGGAGACATTGTAAAACATTTCAAGAGAGAAACAATCTGTGATCCGCAGAGCAATGATTACTTGTATGCCATCATTAGCGAAGCGACGCATACGGAGACTGGAGAACCACTGATGATTTATCAAGCTCTGTATGGCAAAAGGAAATTGTATGCCAGACCGCAAAAGATGTTCTACAGCCTGGTGGATAAAGAAAAATACCCGAATATTTCCCAGAAGTATCGATTTGAAAAATACAGAGGAACGATTTACATTGAATGAAACGGTTGAAAATCCATTTAGAACACCGTAGGTGATAATTTCCTCACGCAAACGATTCAAATTGATTCTAGCCAAAAACGTTATAGTAATTGATTATAAACTCAACATGCAGGAGAAACACATGGACTTCAAAACAAAATACTTTGCTATCTGGCAGGAAGTGTGGGGATTGCACAAGAAATACTGGCGGATCCCGTTGGAAAATTCTGAACTGTGGGAACAATTCGCAGTTGAAGCAGAAGCCCTCAGGAGCAGATACGTGGGAATGCCGGAAGAACATTTCGTGGGAAAACTGATTCTTGCTGTGACCAACGAAGTAGAAAACACTTCAAAAATACTTGAATGATAATTTCCACAAATAATACGCTAGAATTGATTCTGGCTTAAAATAATACAGTAATTAATTAGAAAGTGAGAAAGAAATGAGTAGACTTGGAAAAGAAATGCCGGCAGAATATTCTGATCAGTTTGATGAACTGAGACAAAACCGGTGCGAAACAAGCTTTTATAAATACGGCACTGCAAAAGATAATTTCGGCGAGAAATTGGTAAATGCCATAGAATCTCATGATATGTGCATCAAAAAATATCTTAAAACCGGCAACACGGAGTATCTTTGCGATGCTGCGAATTATCTGATGTTCGAATTTATGTACCCACAAAAAGACGGTGCTTATTTCAAGGCTACTGATAGTGGCGAAAGTGCCGGAGTAGCAGGAACACCGATAAATCAGTTAAAGGAGAAGTGATAAAATGAAGAAAATCAAAATTATGTTACTTGCAATCTTATGTCTATGTCTTATCAGTGGAACTACAGGATGCGCTCTGATGGACGATGCTATTAATGACATCAAAGGCGATCTGGTTGGAAATGGATATACTATCCGTACTTACGATAACTATGGCTCAAAAGTGATGACCACTACTGGCGATAAAATCAATGTTCAAGGGAATCCGGTTAAGACAACTTCTTACAACAGTGATGGAACTGTGGTCAGCGGATACGAGCTGTCATCCGTGATCACGATCAATATTGACGGCAAGGAAATCCAGAGCTGCGGCGACACCTGCATATTTGAGCAAGATGGTCTGGAGCCGGATGTGGATTTTGAGCAGACTGATATTTACAGTCAATCTACAGGAAAACTTTCTGACAATACTTACGTTGCCGGGATCGTAAATCAGTACAAGAATTATTTCGGAAAATCTAGAGTTGTTGTGATTAAATCTCAGCTTGGGCAACCTATTACAGCATATTCCGGTGACGAAGTATACTGGAAGATTCCCAAGAAGTTGCCGAAAATGACAAAGCTCATGATTGACGGGAAAGCCCTTTACATCCATCGGGCAAACTTTCAGATCATTGACACAGCCTTACTCAAATAAAACGGCTTAAATACGGGTACGATTTTTTTTGAACTAAAAACTCCACGGAAACACAAAAAATGGATTCTGCGTGATTTTGTCTAATCAATTACTGTGATTCTCATTGTAGTTTCATGAGCGTAGATGTATAATTGAACTATCAATTCAAGGGAGGAAGAAAAAAATGAAAAGGTGGAAAAAGTTTTCAGTGATTTTGCTGGCAATGGTCTTGGCACTTGCTATGTCAGTTCCGGTATCGGCGGCAATGTTCCCGATAGACATAGGAACCACCGATGATGGCGATTACATCATAGGGAGAAATTTGACGGTGGTAAGTGGCTTCGAAGTAGACAGAAATATGTATATTAGTCCGGGCGGCTCGTACACATTTTACGGAGAACTGACAGTTCACGGAAACCTTTACGTTTTAGGCGATTTTTATAACCACGGAACAATTAACGTTGATGGTAATATCTTCTGCCTAAATTATTACCAAGGGGGATACTTGCTAGAACGTGCAACACAGGATGATGGAAACGGCAATATTCAGTATTTCGACAACGGAAATTTCCACAACTATGGAGATATATCGTCGTCTCCGTATGTGGATGCAAATTATGCGTTCATAGAAGTACCTACAGTTTGGTACTGCACGCATTCTTCTGTTTCAAAAGCGACATGTACTAAACCAAAAAAATGCAAGGATTGCGGAAAAGTTTTAAGCGGAGCACTTGGACATAATTGGAGATCAGCTACTTGTACATCGGCAAAAAAATGTAGCCGTTGCGGTAAAACTGCTGGGAAAGCATTGGGACATAAATGGTCCGGATGGAAAAAAGCTAATAAAGCAACTGTATTCAAGAAAGCAACGCAAGCAAGAATTTGTTCAAGATGTAAAAGAAAACAGATTAGAAGTGTTGGAAGTAAGTTAAAACCAATACTTAAATTCAACCGTAGAAATGTAAATATGAATGCATATAGCTCCACAAATGTAAGGGTTACGATGGCAAATGGAGATCGTATTAAATCTGCAAAACCGCAAAATAGATCCATGCTTGCAGTGGGGATCACGAACAAACAGATCAATATTTACGGAAATGGAAAAGCAGGAAAGACTAAAATCTTGGTTACTCTTGCTAGCGGAAAGAAGGGCTATATAACAGTTACGATAAAGAAATCGGCATACGCAATAGAGGACCCGGGTGATTTGTTTATCTGAACATCATATGTAAAAATATGGAATCATATTACGCCAAAAAAGTATAATGAATAATCATAAAGCGTCTATCTTTGATAGGCGCTTTTTTCATGCGCAAAAATGAGGTGATTATTCAATATGGCAGACGTTTTTATAAAAATTAATGGCGCAGCGATGCCTTGCCCGTCCTCTTTCACATGGGGGCTTCAGGACATATCAGCATCAGAATCCGGGCGTACTGATGACACGATCATGCATAAGAATCGTGTTGGACAGAAGAGAAAACTGGAAATAGGTTGGAACGCACCGGAATGGGAAAAAGCTTGCAAAATCGTGCAGGCGGTTAACCCAGAGTACATTTCTGTTGAATATCCCGATCTCTTGTCTGGAAACAAACACGAAGTCCGAACCTTTTATGTTGGCGACCGGTCCGCTCCTTTTAAATGCTGGTGGGTCGGGAATCAGCGGATGGAAGGATTGCAATTTGACTTGATCGAGCAATAGGAGGTGAGAGATTGAGAGATATTTCAGACAGATTTAAGAATGAACAAAATAACGATAACAGGAATTATTTAAAATACGCTGACATAACGCTGACGGATGGGACAGTTATCAATCTTACCAACGCTGATTTTTGGTCAAATGGTATGAAGTTCGAGGATTCCGTGTCTGACGACAACACGTTTAACATCGGGTCTGCAAATATCAATACTTTGAACCTGTCAATCAATAACTTTGATGGAAAGTATACAGATTACGATTTTACGGATGCTACGGTGATCTGCTACGTAGGAATCGAACTTGAGCCGGAAGATACCAGCGCATTGCTCGATACCACCGGTGATAAGATTCTGGATACAACCGGCAATGAAATCATAGTACATAAAAATGCTTTGATAGAAAAAATCCGAATATGTACAATGACAGTCATAGATACTCCGTACCAGAACACTACAATTATCGAACTAGAATGTGAAGATAATATGCGGAAGTTCGACCGTGATTATTCTGCAAGTAAGCTGAAATATCCGGCGACAAGGAAACAAATTATACAGGATGCTTGCAAGGTGTGCGGAGTAACACTGGACACACTTAATTTCTATCAAGATTCTTATCAGATACCGGCAAGGCCCGATGATGAAGCGCTGACCTTCAGACAGGTTATTGCATGGACATGCCAGATTGGATGCCAGTACGCCAGATGCGATAAATACGGCAGACTGACTATAAAATGGTATGATACGGAAATTACTGATGCAAACAGAGCAACTATAAAATCCACTAATGGTTTTACCCCAAACTTGGACGATGTGGTGATAACCGGTGTGCAGGTAACAGAGTATCTGGAATCCACATCTACGGACGAAGAAGCAAGTTCGTATCTGTACGGAGAAGAAGGATATGTTCTGAAAATCAGTGAAAACAAATTGATTCCGCAAGGAACCGGAGAGGTTGTTACAAACATAATCGGTGAAAAATGCGTCGGGATGTCTTTTCGACCGTTTGAAACAGAATGCTTGACTGATATAGTTCTTGAAGCCGGTGATGCTGTTTTGATCACTGATCGAAAAGGAAATAAGTATAAAAGCTATTTGACAAATGTCGTGCTGCAGCCGGGAACGTTTGAACAGATTTCCTGCAATGCCGAAAGTGCGGCCCGGAATAGCTCAAAGACCTATTCACTTGTAACACAAGCAGCTGTGGATGCCAGAAAATCCGTTTGGAGAGAGCGAACCACCCGAGAGCAGGCATTACAAGAGTTTAAAGACCGACTGGACAACTCCACCGGTGTATATACCACAGTCCAGACTCAGCAGGATGGCAGCCAGATATTTTACTTACATGATAAACCCACACTTGCGGAATCAAAGGCTGTTTGGAAGATGACCGCAGAAGCATGGGGCGTTTCGACAGATGGCGGGCAAACATGGAATGGCGGAATGACCGTTGATGGAGATACGATTGTAAGAATTTTGAACGCTGTTGGTGTTAATGCTGACTGGATTAATGCCGGAGCAATCACGGTAACAGATACCGATGGAAGTATCATCTTCTCTGTGGATATGGACACAAAATCCGTATATCTCGATGGAAGTGTTCAAATTGGTGGAGGGAAGTCTCTTAATCAAACATTTGCAAACTATCTCCAAGAGAGCAAGGATTATTCAGACGGAAAACTATCTGACTACGCCGAAACGGTAACTGGCTCACTGGGAGAGTTACAAGACCAGATAGATGGCCAGATTGAAACGTTTTATTACGATTACGAGCCTACACTTCAGAACAAGCCTGCATCAGACTGGACAAGTGCAACGGAAAGAAAGAAGCATATCGGTGATTTGTTCTTTAACAAGACTACCGGTTACGCATATCGTTTTATGCAGGATGGAGCAACGTGGGGCTGGACATTGGTACAAGATACCGATATCACGAAAGCAATGAAAGCCGCTGAGGACGCACAGGATACCGCAGATCATAAGCGCAGAGTTTTTGTGACGAAGCCACAGCCGCCTTACGATATCGGTGATTTATGGTCGCAGGGAGAGAGTGAAGGCGGAGATATCCTTACTTGTACAGTTTCAAGGGCAAAGGGAGCATCTTACGTTCAGTCGGATTGGCAGAAACTGAATAAATATACGGATGATACAAAAGCAGAAGAGGCTCTTGAAGCAGCATCTCTAGCCAGAAACATGACCATACAGCTTGATAACGACTACCAGGGCATCCCGGTTGACAGCGACGGTAACTATACAGAGTTCCCGGAGTGCACCACAACAGCGACCGTCATGTACGGCACACAGGATATTACAGACAACTGTACGTACACGATTA